TCACAAGCTAAGAAACAAAAACAATATACCTATTAAGGCCAGAATACAATTAGCAAAAGCTAGGTGAAGCCAATAAGCTACTGTTCTTGCTCCGTCTGTCTCTACATGCTCGCCTACAATAGCCCCAATACTGCCTCCTAGCATTATTGAGAGGAAACATCCCAAGTGCCAAGTTAAAAGAATCCCGACTAAATCCTTTGCTGTTGCACGAAAAGCCATAAAATAGCAGAAGCATATCTGGACGAGAAATGCTCCTACTATCTGGCTATCCCTTACTACGCCTCTCCATTTGTATGCAGCAACAACTGCATATAAAAAGGATATAAGTAAAAGGACTACAAAAGTTCCCATAAATAAATATGCAATAAACGAAATGTGCTAACCCTTACAACATATTATTTTGGCGTAGCCAATTCTTTCCATTAGATGTGGCACAAAAAATCAGAAATGCCACACATGGGATTCCTACCATAGCTAAAATAATCAATGTTCCCATAATCTTACCTCCTATTTGTTTTTTGTTTATTATTTCTGTTTATATTATCGTTTCTTTTCTTTTTCTCTTCTTCCTCCTTATCTTTATCGCGAGTCAATATAAGACCGCAAACCAAGAGCAATAGAGCAACACTTCCGCTCAATATGTATATTAACCAACGTTTATCTTCTAAGTCTTTTATTAATGACATTGCAAATATTGCTGTCAAGAAATACTTAGAAACATCAATCATATACTTACCTAATTCTTTATTCCACATGCAAATTTACAACTTTTATCTTAAACTCATTTCAAAAACCCTCGTTTAAATAATTATATGGACCATAATAAATGCGTACACCATACTTATTTTCATTGGGATTGTTAAGCTTAAAGACATCTATCAAAAAACCATATTTATTTTCATCCAAAGGATTAACTCCACCTCTATAATATATAAACCCATCCTCATCTTTATAAGAAGTCAAATCGTATTTTTTTGAAATCACTTCTTTCAAGACATCTCTTCTAGTTATTGCATCGTGAGCCGTCTTATAGTAATTTACCATAATGCAACGATTCATATAACTTTTATTTGCAGTACGTTGAAAACCAAATATAAACCCTTCAAAAAACAGTCCTGCATATTCTTTATTTGAAAAAACAAGAGTGTTTACATCTGACTCATAATCACATTTACCAAACCTATTTTCTAATATAAGTTTTGCGGTTTCGTAATCTAAGCCAAAATCTACACCTGCAACAGAAGTCTGCGCATTTACACTTAGTACAAACATTGACATAAAAAATATAATATACTTTTTCATAATCTCTACATTTTAATTATCCTACATGTACCTGACTTTTTGCAGAAAGACCCTGGATCTCTCTGAGTACCTTATTTTCTGCTCTTAGAGCAATCAACTCTTCATACATAGCTTGATCACCCTTTCCTGCAGCCTCAGCTGTAACAGATGCTCCATTTATCAATTCAGCAGGTTTGACACCCAACGCCTCAGCCATTTTTTCAACTAGTCCTAAAGACAAATCACTTCCGGTCAAAACTGCATCAAGTTCATTTCTGGACAAACCTATAGAAGAAGCAAAACTTATATTAGATAAACCTTTATCCAAAATAATTGTCTTTAATCTATTCACATTCAATAAAGAAGTATTGCCCTCACATGTTTTGCCGACATACAAAGAAAAGAAATCGTAGTCTAGAGCTTGACAGACCTCTACAAGTTTACTTGAGTCAATAGACTCTCTTTCGAGGAATTTCTTAACGTTTTGACTAGCTAAGCCTATCCTTCGACCAAATTCAGACTTCGAAATACCCAATTCATTAATACGCTGCTCTATCGCAAGTCCGATATTAATCTTAAAATATTGCACTTTCATATTCAAATAGTGTTAAGGCAATATAAATACATTGTATATTTCTTAAAACACAATACATTTTTATTGCGGTTCAATTTATTTTTATTACTTTTGCAGCATAAAGTTAGTAAATAAATACATAAGTACCAAATAAATTTGAAGAAAAATGAAGAATGAAGATAAAAAAGTTCCGGAATCGGCAAAAGCAGAGGATGGATAGAAGAGAAAAAGGGAGAAGCCTGTGACCCTTCTCCCTTGAAATAGGCAAGCTAAGTTTAACGCTTAGACAAAGAAATGGAAAATGTTACCTGTCTTAGGATAGATAATCTTACCACCCTTACGAATGTATCGGCAAAAAACTTCTTTCTTGCCATTTTCTGTTTGCAAATTATTCATTATGGAGTCTCCTCCTTTCTCGACCTTTACGACCACATCAACATGGTGTGGAGGTCGCTGCAAGAAGTCGGACCTGCAACGAAAAAGCCCTCGGCACAGGACCAAGGGCTAGTTTCTTTTCTCTTCGCAGAGCATTCCATAACAGACTTGTCTGCCGAGAAGGAGGAGACCTCCATGAATAATTTGCGCTGCAAAGTTAGTAAATAAATAAGTTCCAAATAAATTTGAAGAATAATGAAGAATGAAGATAAAAAAGTTCCTGATGCGCCTAAAAGGTTATGGGTTTTTCCATATCATTTAAATCGGTTAGGAGGCCTAGTATATGCAAATGGACATTCCTATGAAGAATATTGGGAAGGGCATGAATATCCAAAGAATTTGGATAAAGATGTGGAATACATCAGCCTCAGCCAATCTTGGCACGAAGCAAAGGAAGTTCCAGAAGATCTGCACACCTTTATCATCGGTGTTTCCAAAAACTTCACTCATCCAGTACTCATCAACTTGGAACAATCATGCATACATACGTTTTATGATGCTCTCAACATAAGCGATAAGAAGAAATGGAACGGAATCATCCGCAAAAAATTCCGCTTCGCTTACTGGGCTTACATCAAGGACTTAGTTCCTACCATAGAGGAAGGAGGCACAAAATGAAAAAGAATAAATCTCTATTCCTCGATATTATGCTCAATGACAGATTTGTATGCACACTGAAATACATGTATTGTCCATTGTTCGCAATTAAATACGAGGCGTTAATAAAGTTTGTTCTCGATAAGAGGCCGTCTTTGAAAGGCAAACCATTCAGAATAATGTTTTGAAACAACAAACGAAACAAAGCGTATGAAAAAGATAATGTTCAATGACCTGTACGGTCTCACCGAAGCAGTTTTAGATGGCCGCAAGACTCAGACCAGAAGAATCGCTTATGAAAAGCCTTTCAAGCATATCCGTAGCTGCGGTTTCTGTACGGAAGGTAAAGATAAAGGCAAGCTCGCCATCAATGATGGAAATGAGATTGTGGCAAAGTCCACTTATAAAATAGGTGAAGTCGTAGCAGTCGCACAAAGATACTGCGACATTCCGTTTGCCAATGATATATTCATAAGGGAAGTTCCCATAGGATGGTCAAACAAGATGTTTGTGAAGTCTGATTTGATGCCTCATCAAATCAAAATTACCAACATTCGGTGTGAAAGACTACAGGACATCAGCACCGATGACTGCATGAAAGAAGGAATCTTCTGTAGCCACATCGATGGTTTTGACGATGCTTATACATACGATGCCACATTTGATAGATTTGTGAAGAAATGGTGGTACAGAACTCCTATCAAAGCATACAAGATGCTTAGCTGCAAGCTCCACCTCCACTGGGACAGCAATCCTCTCGTTTTCGTTTACGATTTCCAACTAATAAAATAATAATTAAAATCAAGCAATATGTCAGAAGAAAAAGTACCACTCAGACCTCAGATCAGAGAACTGGAGTTGGGTAAATCAATCAGTTTCCCTATCCAGAGAATGAGAACGATCAAGACAACCTGCTCGGAATTAGGTGTAATTTACTGTCGTAAGTTTAGAACCAAAATCAACCGGGAGAAAGAGATCATCACAGTTACAAGATCCAAATAAAAACAATAGTCATGAACGAAGTAGTACAAATCCAGTTTGCAGATAAGATGCTATCCTTTGATACATTCCTGTCAGCCATACGCAACGTTGTGAAAGAAGAAGTCTGCAAGGCTGTGGGTAAACGTCCGTTCCTCACACAAGCCAAGGCATACGACATCTACGGAAGAAAAAACGTAGAGCGATGGAAACGTGAAGGAAAGGTGAAAGACTTCGCAAGAGGCAGAAATGGCAAAATTACTCGCCACGAATACAAAGTATCAGAGCTGGAAGCCTGTGCCTGCCAAGTTCAAGACTATCTGTGTCCCAAATAAGATAAAGTTATGAAAACAATTAAGACCATCTTCTGCATTGCCATCTGGCTAGTCCTTGGGTGGCTCTGCCTCAGTAAACTCTCTCAGGGCTATCATGATGAGAATCTCATTTTACAGATGCCTCAGAGTACCTATGATGAGATAGTAGATACTCTTACCACTCGTAATGGCTTTCAGCCTACCGAGCATCAGATAGTAACTTACTATTATGAGCGATTCCAGAAGTAAGAGCACCTATGCAGCTCGCAAGTGCCTCCTCTGCCATGATGGGCGTAACTGCATCAATGGCAAGTATTGCCTTAAGCACAAAAGATACGTGCAGCATCAGGAGAAACTTCCTTGCGAATGAAAAATAGATTAACTAACCATCCTGCAAAGGATATATAAGAAATTAACAAAGTAATAGCTATTTAAACTAAATAATATGGAACAGAACAACAAACAGACAATGCCATACTTCGAACTTGGCAACCTTTACGTCTTCAACGAAGAAGACGAGGATGGAGAGTTTACCATCATAGGCAAACTCATCGCCAAGAACGAGAGTCAAGACACATTGACATTTGGCAATCAGTATGAGATTGAGACCGAGAAATTCGTTACCGATCAAGCATTTGACCTTCGTATTAGTACAAACAAGGAACTGCGAGAAGCGACAGAGGATGAAGTCATCTTGTTTCAAAACGCTTTCACTCTCTGGAAGAAGAGCAAGGAGCATCCATCATTCAAGACCTTCGATAAGGTTCTTGTGCGTAACCAAGATGAACATAAATGGAGACCAGCAATCTTTGTACAAACACGTATAGGTGATTCCCCATACAGGTACAACGCTTTGCTATTGTCTACCGGGCGAGTAGGTGACTTTGTCCAATGCATTAAATACGAAGGTAATGAGAAACTGGCATTCACCGCTGCCCTGTTTTAGGTAAACAGAAATGTGGTTTTTATATAATTTCAATCATCATGGAATCAGAAAAAGCAAAGTCAAACCGCATAGCCCGGCAGCGAGAATACTATCTTAAGCATCGTGATAAAATGTTAGCCTATTCTCGCAAATACATCAAGGATCATCCCGAAAAGCAGAAGCTATATCGGGAAAATGCAGACAAGAAACGAGCCAACGGTACGGGATATTATCAGAGATACTATCAGCGCAACAAAGAAAAATTGCTGGAAAAATCTAAGAGCTGGAGACAGAATCACCCCGAAAAGGTGAAGGAGTACCAGCGCAGATACTATCAGAAGAAAAGAGCAGCAGCAAAGAAAGAAAAGAAGATAATGCTGAATCCAGATATAGATAAAGTAAAATCACTCTTCCGTGATCCTTCTAAGACTGTTCACCTACAGTGGCTCCTGGAACACAACAGAAACAAAAGTAAGCAATATGAATCACGCTAGTTTATTCAGCGGAATCGGTGGTGCAGAGGTCGCGGCATCCATGATGGGATGGCAGAACCTCTTCCATTGCGAGATACAGGAGTTCCCTCGCAAGGTGCTCGACTACAGGTTCCCAAATTCAGAAAGTTATGAAGACATTACCAAAACAGACTTCCATCAGTGGCAGGGAAAAGTCGATGTTCTCACCGGAGGATTCCCATGCCAACCTTTCAGTGTTGCAGGCAGAAGAAAGGGAACAGACGATAACCGCTATCTCTGGCCACAGATGCTTCGAGCAATACGGCAGATACACCCCACTTGGGTCGTTGGTGAAAACGTTGCTGGCATCAAGACGATGGTGGAGTCCTGCCAAGTCACTCAGATGGGACGCACAGACCATCTTTTCGAAGAGAATTACCTATACCGAGAGGAAAGCCGATTCACCCTCGACAAAATCTGTGCAGACCTCGAAGCCGAAGGATATTCCGTCCAACCGATTGTTATTCCAGCTTGTGCCATCGGAGCACCACACAGAAGAGACCGAGTTTGGATTGTTGCCCACCGTTCAGACCCAAGGGCTGAAACAGTGCAACAAGAAGGGCAAGACGGAATTTGTTCCGCTAGACCTTCTCCCCACACCCAATGCGATGGACATAGCCCACAAAGACATGGAAATCAACGAGCGAGGGCGAAGAAATCCAAAGAAGGGCAAGACAGACCACAGCCTAGGTCTAGAAGACATGGCAGTGGCACAGCTTCTTCCTACGCCCACGGCACTCGACAAAGGAGGAGGAAGAATAAACAAGAGCCTTTCACCGAATGCAGCAGAACGCCCAACCTTGGCACTCGCCGCTCGAAAAGGCTTGCTTCCCACTCCTTGCAGCATAGAAGCCACGAAGTTCACCAAGACCATCAATCCCAATTCCCAGATGGGGCAAGGACTAACAGCCTTGGCGGTCAACGGTCTTCTCCTCACTCCAAGTGCAACAGATGGTCTCAGAAGTACAATGACAATAGATTTGAAGAGCCACAACAAGGAGAATGCCAACTTGGCGGAGCAGATAGCCCACAAAGTAGGTGGCGGAACTTCCCAACTCAATCCCCTGTTTGTAGAGGAAATGATGGGATTCCCTTTGATGTGGACAGCCTTACCATTTCTTTCCCCAAGTGGAGACAAGAATCCATAAAGGCTTACGGCAATGCCTGGGTTCCACAAGTGGCTTACGAGATATTCCGTGCCATCGAGGCAGAAGAAGAAAACAACAAATGATAGAAATCGTAAATTCTATATTCCAAATAAAAGAAACAGCAAATGAAAACAGATGGCTACATTCTTACTCCAGAGCTGCTGCAGTGGCGTTACTTTCATCGTCCGGTGGTGGTACAGGTGCTCATCTACGTGCTCCTGTCTTCCACCCACAATGAGGCTTCCGCTGCTACGCTCTCCTTACGTCTGTTGGCTGATCGGCTCCATACCTCGGTCAAGTCTATCCGCTGTGCCATCGATGTTCTCATACAGGAGCGAATCATCACAAAATGCAGCTCCCCTAAAGCCTCAACAATAGTGTATGTTAACAGTTCGCATCCCCTCTCCCACTGCATACTACCCTATCAAAACCCAATAGGGGCACAGAATGGGGCACTCTTTAGGGCACAGATAGGGGCACAATCAGGGGCACAGATTTTAACTTCGCAAGTTGCTGATACACAAGGGTGTGCAGCATATCTACAAGGCAACAAGGGCACAGATAAGGGCACGATTAAGGGCAAAGATGGGGCACGCTCCAGGGCACACCCTAAACAAGGGGCACACAAAAAGGCACAGTCTGGGGCACAGATTAACAATCCCGAAACCCCTTTAAATAAAGGTGATTCCGAAGATTCTGCCGAAGTTGAGGGCACAGCCAAGGGCAAGGGTAAGGGCACAGAAGTAAGAGGAAAGAAACAAATAAAAGAAAACATTTCCCCCGAACCCCCTATAAAAGAAAACAAACAAAGAAAGGAGAAAGCCCACACCCACACACAAAAAAAAGAAAAAGAAAAAAAGTCGTTGGATCCGGAAGTTCAGTTCTCGGAAGTGCTAAGACTCTTCAATCGCCTCTTTCTTGGAACGCAGGTCAAGCCAATCTCAAAGATGACTCCCGACCGCAAGAAGATGGTGGCAAAGTTTATCTCAGACTATTCCTTCGAGGATATAGAACCGATGCTTCGAAAGGCTCTCAACTCCGATCTTCTCTCAGGGCGCAAGGATGGTGGATGCTATATCTCCTTCAACTGGCTCTTCAATCCGAAGAACTACGAGGCTCTGATGGAAGGAACCTTCGACAATCCTACAGTTGTAGCCTCAGCCGGGAAGAAGCCTCAGCATTCAAGTTCTCCACCACCTTCTCCTCCACAGCCTCAACGCCAGGAGACCAACGAGGAAATAGAAGCTCGCCTCAGAATGAAAGAAGAGCGCAAAAAGGCTGAGGAGAAAGAACAGACCGAAGCCCTACGGCAGAAGTATCTAAGCTGGATAGAAGCCGCCAAGAAGAACCCGAATGGCTCGATGGCAAAGATGGTGAAAGATGCCTACAAGAATGGCACTCTAGCTAAACTGGGCATCGTCTGGAATCCATCAGTGGCAGAAGAAGAACAGTCACTGGCCGACTTGGATGATCAGACTCAGAATTATCTCCAGTCTCTCCTCAGCGACTAAGATACAAGTAACAAACAATTTAATTCATACGATTATGGACAGACAAGAATTAATCGACCGCCTCAACGGCAATTATCCTGAATACACCAAGAAATCTGCTACCAAACAGAAGAAGGTGCAGCATGAAGGTCAGTTGCAGATAGCCTGTGTACGATGGTTTCGACTACAGTACCCAGCTTTCTCCACACTCCTCTTCCATCCCAAGAACGAGGCAGACGGTGCTACCAGTGGCAAGAAGCTAGCCATCAATGCAGCATCGGGCGTGGTCCCAGGCGTTCCCGACCTCATCCTTGCTCTCCCTTCCATGAAGGATGGCAAGACAGGCATCATCTACGAGAACCCAAAAGTTTACTTCGGCTTGGGCATCGAACTTAAGTATGGTAAGACAAACAATCAGTCTGCCAATCAGAAACGCTTCCAGGGCTATTGGCAGTGCGCTGGCTACAAGTACGCCCTCTGTCGTTCCCTAGAAGATTTCATCGAAGTGGTCAAGGCTTACATGCAAGCAGCCGAAGTCAACGCCTTCGAGAAAGTTCGCTCTTATCACCTCATCAATGATGATACTGAGCACAACAAGCAGGTATTAAACAAAATCATTAAAAACAAAAAGTAATATGGAAATCGGATTCATCATCATCATGCTGTGCCTGGTTGTTATGGCCAGCACATTCATCTATCTAGTTTACACTCACTGCAATCGCTCTTGCAAGAGCTGCAAGTTTTTCCGGCCTACAGCAAAAAGTAAGTACAGCGGAACATGCAACGACTTCGGCCATCATCGCTTCCACTGGGAATGTTGTGGGGAATGGAAACGTAAAACTACCAAGGAGGATGAACTATGATAGGATATGAAAATGTAGACGAACAGAAACTGCTCGGACTGTTCTATAGCAAAGGAAGCCTCTCTGCAATGCCTCTTCTCAAAGACAACAAGGTTTTTGCTTCTGATGGCAAAAAGGCTATCTACATCAATGCAGAAGTTTGCCAAGGCGAGTATGAGAGAACAGAATTGTTCGATATGAAAATTCCTCCAGTAGCAGAGCAAGAACTGAATATTCCTCTTTTAAGCCTACAGAAAGCATACGATTCTCTGCCGAAAGTAGAAGATGAGGAATATGATATGGAAGATTGCGACGAATGTAATGGTACAGGTTCTGTAGAATGGAAGTATCTAGACAAGAAAGGAAATACCCATTATAAAGATTTTGGCTGTCCTTCCTGCGATGGTTTTGGTTTTTTCAAGCGAAATATCAGAAAGTGTTATAAGCCAGAATGGGATGCTGTCATAAAACTGGATGGTTTCTTTATTAACAATAATCATATAAAATCAATAATTGATGCTCTATTTCTTCTTGGAAAAGATCACATTACACTTCTCTCAAAAGCTAAAGAAGATAGCGTGGTTTGGGCTTACTTCCGTATTGACGAGAACATCACTATCGTAATCTCTCCGTGTTGTAATTGCAAAGAGGAATATGTTGATGCTAAGGTTGAACTTTAAAATATACATCTATGAGCAATTACATCAAACAAAACCTGATGCAGCCAACACCACCGGTTGCTGATCAGGAGAAAATGAGGATGTGCAAGTTCTGTGTACATAGCCACATCAGCGACCTCGGCTACAACCATTGCTGGAAGTCTGATAGTGCTTATAATGAAGATTCCCCTACAGGTATCTGCTGTGCATACAAGGATAAGAGGATATGGAAGCCCTATTATTTCTCTGGTCTCATATCACACTACAGGGGTAACATCTGTTGGGCACAACCAGTATATAACACTTCTACAAAAGGAAAGAGCCGTATTTTCAAATACGAAGTCCTCGACCCAGTAGCCTCAACTATAATAAACCTTCTACCTAAGGAGTTTGCCAAGGATTACATTCCAGCCACTCCTGGCTCCAAGCCTCCACATACGATGAAGGAGTATGAGAAATTTGACGCCTTATGCTTCGGTGGCTACGACCCACAACTAACAGAGAAGCAAGAGGCAAGAAATTATCAAGAAGCCAACTGGCAGCAAATCCTTGCTCAGGGAGCAATAGACAAACAATTAAAACAAGAAGCAATATGAAGAAAAGATATTTTTACGTAGTCGCATCATTCATGCGCAAAGACATAGCCAATACATGGCGTAAGGTTGACTTTACCATCATGAAGGGTGATGGCTCAGCATTGTTCCCTCTTATGGAGGCTATCAAGGTGATTCGTGAAGGATATTCAGAGATAGCTGATCCTGCAACTATCCAGTTCGACAACTGCATAGAAATCAGCAAGGAAGACTATGAGGCTTTCAACAATCTCAAAAATTTAGTCAAAGTGAATAAGTAGCTTATGAAAAAGACAATGAAGACTGTGGATAAGTATTTATCTGATATGAAAAAGTTAGAAAATCTAGTTAAACGCAATAAACGTTTGATTATTTTGAAAACAAGAATGTGGTAAAAGCCACCGTTCCCAGCGATTCTATCACTGGTCTTATAAAAGAATATGTAATATAAAATGAATTAGAACAATGAAGATAAAAATAATCAAACCAACGAAGTGCGCTCAGGATGTTCACGAAACGACAAAATATCCACGCCCATGGTTTAAGCCGAAGCCAGAGCTTCCAGCAGGTACGATTTTGGAGGTGGATAAAGTCTGGCAAAATTTCTTTGACAGCCATTATCGCTGTCAATTGCCAGAAGAAATGAAAGATAAAGGCTATTCCCTTCCGTGGTACGACATCCCAATAGAGAATGCTGAAATATATAAAAGTTAAATTCAAATCATAACAATTATGGCTGTAGTAAATGTAGATTATTCAGAGTTCGAAACCTTGAAGAATCGAGTAAAGGAATTAGAAGAGACCGTCAAAGAGAAGGATAAGACCATTGCGTCCCTCAAAGACGGTTCCAGAGTCATCATCCGCAAGGAAGTGCAAGTAGAGTATGAGAGATCCGTGTTTGACAGAATTGATGGTAGTCAAACAGATCATCTTTATTCACGAGACGATAAGCCAAGAAGAACAGTTGAGACATCTGAGTCTTACCTTGGCTTTGAAGATGTGCGCTTGAAGGTTGAAGAGCAAATGAAGGACGAGGTAAAGCGTAGCATCCAACAGCGAGACGCTTCACGTGAAAGTTACGAATCCTCTGTTCAGAAATATAAAGAAAAAGAGAAAAAGTTGGATGACAAGGAAAAGTCTCTCAATGATGAGTATGCCAAAAAAGAAGCAGCTCTCATTTCTGAATATAAGGAGAAGAAAGAAGCACTTGAAGCAGCCTATCTAGACAAAGTCAAGGCGTATAAGCGACAATTAGAAGCGGATTATAAAAGTTACAAGAATCAAGCAGGTCGTTTGCCATTGATCAACAAGAATGCAAAAGAAGCCCTGTCTCTCCTCAATGCCAATCGCTTCTTCAAGCCAAAAGGTGTTGAAAGCATTCTAGCACAGATAATTCAAAAGTGTGAACAATAAAAAATATAATTATGGAAACAACAAAATTGAAAAAGTACATCGGTACAAAAGAGGTTATGGCTGCACCTATGGATGAAGCAACCGCAGTGACTAAAGGTTTTGCTCGTAAAAACGAGGATAATCATGAGTGGAGATCTGGCTATCACGTCCAGTACACAAACCCTGATGGCAGCACCTACGATTCATGGTCCCCTAAGGATGTGTTCGAAAAGTCATACCAGGTAGCAGAAGACTTCAAGGACCGTCTCATTATTGAGTTCAATGAGTTGAAAGAACGTTTTAATAAACTCGATGCTTTCTTGGATGAGAAAGATTACGACAAGGTCATTGAAATATGCGGACCTGCTCAGACAGCATTGATGTTTTCTCAATATCATGCAATGAGACATTACTACGATATTTTAAGAACTCGTATTGAATTGTTGGAGGATTTTCCAGACAAGAAATAAGTGTGAACAATAAAAAAATACAATTATGTATGTAACAATAACATTAATTATTTGCCTCAGCGTGGTCTTTGTCATCACGCTAGGCATCGTCTCTTCCACGTTAAGAGACAAGAACTTCAAGGTTCGCTTCGATGACAGAAACAAGCGTATGATGCGAATTATCGCAGATCAGCGTGATGAACTTATCTCATACAGAGAAGCTATCAAGAAAAATGATGCCAATCTAGAAAGATCTCTAGAGGTGTTATCTTCTGCTTCTAAAGCCATCGATACAAAAATATCTCGTTTGAAAGATACAGAAGAAACTCTATCAATGATCAAGGTAGAACTTGTAGATTTCAATTTGAATAAAGATAAGTCTTCAAAGAAAATGGATGAAGCTATTCGTGCATTCTCTGCAAGCGTAGAGAGAATTCAGCGTAAGAATGAGGTAGGATTCAAGTGGTTAGATGAGCGTCTTGTACAACGTCCTTCCCACCTCTCCCCTGAAGAGAAGAAGAAATTCATGGAATATATGCAAGCATGTTCTGAAGGCTATGCTTATATTAACAAAGACAAAATTTTTGTTACTCTTGAAGACGTAAAAACAGCCCTTGAATGTGTAGGCACTAACAATTGGGGACTATTATACGATATTATCCCATCAGAAGAAGATAATGCCAATGGACAGAATACAGAACGAAATCAGTAAACTTCGCCATGAGCAGCATTTGCACGAAAGACTGCAAGAAGCCCAACTTCGACAGATAAAGCGTGAGCACGATGGTCTTCATAAGTGGATAACCATTAAGCCAAATCTCAGACTCCTCTGCCGAATAGACGAAAAAGGTAACCTCCTCCCCAAGGAACAGGAGCACATCAGAAAAGTCAAACAAACTTTAGGTATCATATAAGATATGAGTGAAGAATCAGTATTATCCTTTCGCAAGTTGGTTTCAGCTATGCGAACCACGGAAAAGGAATATTGGGCACACCGCGATAAGAAGATGCTGCGCCAGTCCATCGAACTTGAAAAGCGTGTCGATGGCATCATCATGAAGGCAAACGGAAATGATGTCCCTCAGAACGACAACGGCACATTTTTCCTTCTGGTGGCAGAACTTAGAGCCTCAACCATCCAATATTTCCAAGAGAAGAAGAAGCCACAGCCCGACAAGGAGCTGGTCAACTCCCTCTTCAAGACCATCAAGGAGAAAGAAGCCAAGATAGATAAGATGCTCATTCTTCTCAAAGACGAGCAGATAAAGAAAGATGGCTACATCATCCAGTACCACGTCATGGAACGTATGCCAAGAGCACATCAGGCTCGTTCTATCTTTAATTCCTCGGATGAGCAGCTTGCCAATATAGAGTTGAATTTCCACTACCGCCATCCCGACCCTCCTGGCACCATGTATTTCATCTGCAAGGAATATCTTGGCAAAGACGGAAAAGAGCTACCTCAGGAAGAGATAGACAAAATTATTAATAACAATTTAAATTCTTAAGATTATGAACAAGACAGAAAAAAAACCTCAGGAAGAGGCTAAAAAGGAGTCCTTCATTGGCACAGGTAATGGTTCTTCCCTCCGCTCTCGTACAAGCACATGGTTCGAGTGCAAGGTACGCTATGAGAAGACCCAGGAGGATGGAAGCGATAAATTGGTAAACGAGCTGTATGTTGTTGATGCCCTCTCCTTCACCGAGACAGAAGCAAGTATCATCGATAACATGGCAGTCTATGTATCTGGTGAACTTAAGATTGCCAACATCAACCCTGCCAACTACAACGAGATTTTCTTCTCTGACATTGATGACGATGATCTTTGGTTCAAGGCTCGTTTGGCTTTCATCACCATTGATGATAAGAAGGATAAGGAGAAGCGTACCTATGTCAACTACCTCATCCAAGCCAAGAGCATCGAACGTGCCAAGCGTTATGTAGACGAGGTTATGTGCAAGACCATGATAGACTATGAGTTGAAGAGCCTCAGCGAGACAAAGATTTTTGATGTCTTCGAGCATGAGCCTTCCACTGACAAGCAGAAAGAGAAGGACGATAAAACCGAGTAATCACTGACAATTCTTGCGCAATTTGGTTCTCAACAAGCTAAGTTGCGCAAGTTATCACTTTTTATCCTCATTTTTCTCGTATCTTTACCCACATTATTAATATATAACATCAATCATATATGAAAAAGTTGAAACGTTTAATCATTTACCTACGCCTCTGGTTTATCCGTAAGATGGGTTACAATCTCCCATCCCTCCGTGAGGCAACCTGTATCGTTCCCGGTCAACTCTATGATCATTTCGGCCGTGTTGTCAGGGCTGTACCCAGTAAGCCAATAGATAATGAAGTTGGTAGCAAAGAACAGAAAGATGTTCCTGATCATTGTCTTCAGTGCGATCTGTACAACAAGCATATCCCTTGCTCCTTCAATCATCGTATGGCCAACGGCAACGACATCTGCGAGAATCATCATTTCGAAATCATTTGCCTCAACGAGGGCAACATTTAAAGACAACTCATTATGGAAAAGCAAAAAACAAGATACAGACTTGATAAGAAAACGGGTCATCTTCTGGAAATACCTTCTAAGAAGCAGGTTCGTGAAAACGTTAAGAAGATTCGTGAGCAAAAGGGAAAAGATCAGTTACCTCAATCTCCGGTCACTATTCATGAGACTCAGGCAGAGAAAAACTTCAAAAAGGTTCAGAAGGTCATCGACCGCATGCATGCCAAGGCGAAACTGCCCGATTTTCTCTCAATGGCTCGACATAAGTTCCTCTCCACCGTCTGTGTCATCAATAAGCCGGGCAAACAGCGTAGCCTACTTCCTGATAAGAAAGGCCGCTTCGTCATGCTCTGCCATGGAAAAATGGCTAAAGTTTTCACGGCTGATGTTTGCCTGATCGTTAAGATTCAGAAGTCCATCATCAAGAAACATGAAATGGCACCAGGTGGAGAAGTGACCACAGAGCATTGGCAGGATGGTAGCTGGAGCATCGTACCGTGCCGGGCAGACAAGAGTAATTACACCACCATTCAGGAGGTTCGTCTTCGTCCATGGTTCTTTCTCCATCGCTACTGGTATGAAATATCCTTCGATGGCAGAGTAGAGCCAGCAATGATGTTAAATGATTACGGCCTCAACCCTACTCTTAGCAAGAAGCATTTCTATGTTACCAGAGAATACGTCAAAGTACGCAACCAGGATGCCGAAAACGATTATTTCCGTTTCTGGCTCCACAAACCTACAGATTATGAAGCAAACAAATGATGTCATTATTCTCAATCGTCCTCGCGTTCAGAAGCGAGGACTTGCCCTTAATCTGAATGGGCGTATCACTCTAAGGTCTAGTCCTTGCAAACTGCTGGATCTCCATCCGGGTGATAAGATTTGTTTCTGCTTCCATACAGAAAGTAAGCAGATGTATGTCATTAAGACTACACCGGATATAGAAGCTAAAGAAGTAGTATGCATCAAACTGTCTGGCCGTAAGGGGCAGCTCCATGCCAGTAATGTTTCTACCGTCAGTTTCTTGCTTAGCTATATACCGAATATCCCGACTGGTACTAAGCAGATAGAACTGGTTACGGCTAATGAAACCATCAATCTCAATGTAAATGGCGTCAGTTGTCCAGCCTTAGCAATCGTCAATAGGGCCGACAGCGAGCATTGTCGTTAATAAAATAATAAACATTAAGAAATATGCAACAATCAATTAGATACAAAGGTCTCAGCCTAACTCCTGATGAAATGGCAGTAGAAAACGGTGCGCTATCCCTCTGCGGCAATATAGAGCTGCATGATGGCGCATTGCGCCCTGCCATCGTCTCGGGCACACCTCTCTCTCAGCCCCTCACCGTTAATGGTGAGGTGGCTAAGATATTGTATGTTCACGAAACAGGTAATTATCACCACCTCATAGCCATAGCCTCATCCTCCATTTATTGGTTCATGCAGGATGGCACGCTAGGCTCGTCCACCCCTATCAAGTCCTTCGACTACGAATCCACCGTGATCTCTATCAACTCCATCGGCAACACCCTCATCATCGTGGCTACCGATGGCATCCACTATGCCATGTGGGAGAGCAACGGACAGTCCTCGTCCGATTACAGCTATAAGGGTCAGAAGCCACCATTCCTAGAACTTAGCTTTTTCTTCGACCCAAGTAATAAGCCAGAAGATTACGAACTTGGTGGAATTAATACCAAGGGTAGCAAAGAAGGCTTCTATGATGCTTTCCAGCAGACCACCTATAGCTGTGGCGATGTGTTCAACAAGGTTAATGGCAATTCCTTCACCTCGGGCGACCAAGTAGCCAATATCAAGGATGATAAGCAGTCCGATATTACCCAGAGCATCTACGCCCTAGTCAACCGCACAAATAATCTTATCGCCAAGCAAGGGCGTTTTTACGCATCCTTCTTCATCCGCTATTGCTATCGCATGTTCGATGGCAGCATGATTATGCACTCCTCGCCTGTTTTTATCCCCATTCAGGTGCCAAACAGCTATTCCGTTTATTCTGCTAACATTAGCTTCCCTAGCGAAAACTACAATAACCTTATCGTTACTGGTGCGGAAGTAGGTTGGGAAGATTCTTTAACCGTCAATAGAAAAGATGCCAAGGGCAACGTTATCGAAGCTAGCATTTCCAAATGTACCTTCATGTATCTCCCTCACAATGTAGCATTGTCCTATGCGCTCCAAGGAGATATTGACGAGTTGAAGCGATGGAAAGATATTATCAAGTCTATTGATATTTTCATCACGCCTCCTGTCACCAATGTCGATACGAGTGCCAAGATTAGCGTATTGGAGATGTGTCAGCCTAATTATGTGTTAAATGGAGCAAACGTAAAAGATTACCATTGGACTAGCAACAAAGGCAAAAGCTATGGAATGGTCAGTGTTCGCTTCCCGAAGAAGTCTGACGATGATTATAATAACCAACTCAGCTCTGCTGGCAATGGCGATACTTCCGAGGCGAACGACCAAAACATTTCAGCCTTTTATAAGATATGTTCCTTGCCAATTGACAATCTTACCAAGGTCGATAACAAGGAATTGCCTGTAGATAAGGCAGCTGTATACCAAGTTTCCCTCCAAGAGCAGATGCAGGACGATTACAAGACCCACAATTTCCTCACTGCCAAGGGTAGCTATGTCTATAACCATCGGCTCAACCTGTTTGGAGTACAAGAACATCTGATGTCTGGTTTCTGTCGAAAAGTCATGTTCCCCAAAGGTAATTATTTGCGCAAAGTTGGCTATTTCAATTCACAGCTTATCATCAAGAAGATAGTCACAGAGCTTCATACCACATCTGGCACTAAATATGTCGAGAATGTTTTAGAGGAAGATTTTACCGACCGCATAGAACCATTCATGCTCGCCAATTTGGTTAAGTACTATCCCGATTCCAGAGCAAAGAAGATGGTATTCTTCTGTACTACAGTCGATAGTGCCTATGTTATCTATGCCTTTCCGCTCAAAGAATGCGAAGAGTTGAATGGAGCTATGCACATGGGCAACTTCACAGAAGAGATAACACCCTATATCGTCACATCCTACGATTACTCCGTAGATGATGTAGTCGATATGAGTAACAAGATTTACACCTCCGAGTCCGATAATGCCTTCTATTTCCCTCTTAACGGCATCAACACCGTGGGCATCGGAACCATCCAGGGAATAGCCTCGACCACAAGGGCTCTCTCTCAAGGTCAGTTTGGTCAGTACCCATTGATGGCGTTCTCCACCGATGGCATCTGGGCGATGGAAGTCTCTTCCCAAGGCACCTATAGCAGCATCCACCCAATTAGTCGTGAGGTTTGTAGCAATCCGAAGTCTATCACTCAGTTAGACCAGTCTGTTATCTTCGCCACAAACCGCTCAATCAGTCGCATAGCAGAGTCACAAGTGGTTTCCATGTCCGATGTCTTAGATGGTCCCGGCTTCAACATTTCCGGTAGCCTAGGCAAGTTCCTCAACTTCTTCGTTGATGCAGAAGGGGATAGCGAATCTGTCAAGACTATCAAGGCTCAGATGCGTCAACTCATAGATTTTACTTCATCGCCAATAGAGTTCTTCCAGCATTGTCAGGTTATCTACGATTACAAAAACTCTCGCATCTTTTGTCTAGATGTTACGCAGACGAGTAGGGCCTCTACGGCTGATACGGTGGCCCTCTGCTATTCTATCAAGGATAATGCCTGGAGTACTTTTCTTATACAAAATGTGCTTACGGCTATCAATTCCTATCCTCACCCCTACATACAATATAGGGATGGCAGCGTGATGGTGCTCGATAAGGGTTACGATTACGAAGATCCAACAGAGTATCATGGTATCATAGTTACTCGTACCTTGAAGTTCGATGAAGATAACGTACCTGATTCCATTACAGGCTATATCCATTCCCTCACGTCTGGCAGCATACCAATCATGTGGTTATATGGTAGCAATGATAATCAGAATTGGCATTACATCGGTCGCATGGGCGGCATGAAGTCCAGCTACATGGCTACTCACAGCTATCGTTTCTTCCGCATCGCCCTATACTTGAAGATGAAATCCATGAATCAATACTTTGATACGCGCCTCGAAATCATCAGGCGTTTCAGCAAGTTCTAGCAGAAAAACCACCGCTCCATGGCTTTCTGACCATGTCAAAAAACAAGAGCCTTCGCAAATCAGGAGTTATCCCGAAGCGAAGGCTCTTTCCATAAACACACCTAAAACGAAAGAAGAAAAAAAGTTTCATTAAGTAAAACTCGGCCGTCTCAAAGTATAGTTATCCCGGCTTAACAGATTGCTCTTCATATTATTGAAGTCTGCTGTAGCACTCTCCCCATACTGTCCAGCCTTATCTGCATACTGATCCTGCAAAAATTGACTCATCGTATAGTCAACCATATACCGGTGCATATTGCTCTTAAGCGCATCCGTCACAGCCACGTTCCAGTTCGGAATCTCCAGTTTCAGGGTAACAGTCTCATAGATACTTTCCTCCCGATCATTACCAGCCTTGGTTACGGTAGAAGTCACATCCTCATCTTCCTGTCCGATGATGCTTGTGGTCACAACCTCAGTCCATGTGCCGTTGTTGTTATCGGTGTACACATACTTTCTTGTACCCTTCACCAGTCGTTCCAGATTGTTGTTATCCTCCACTCTACCTGAGGTCAGATAACGCTGAGCTGCCACCTTGATATTACCGATAGCTTCCGTTACTGCACGATTAATAATACTGCGAGTCTCTTTACTGTCAGGGCTTTCGATAGTGGCTCTGATGTCCTTCTGGGCATCATCCACCAGTCCCTGGCTCAACACATAGCATCGAGCCAATATGTCATTACATACCTGCTCCATGCTAAAGTTCAAAGTAATTAGTTTACTATCCATATTTCGAAATATTTAGATGATTAATAAATCTACCTCAGTTCATAAGGTGGCCTGCCTCCGCTCCAGTCTACATAATCATGATGAAAATGCTGCGAAACGAAGTCCTGATTGCGCTCAGATCCTTTCGGCCCACTCTGGCCATCCTTATCTACTTCGTCCACATTTCGAGCCTCAGCATCCAGTTCATTCTGACTTTTAGCCTCAGCATCTACAGACCGCCCGGCAGTTGCCTGCGCATTCTTCTGCTTACCTATTTCATCCCCACTTCTTGCCAAAGCCATAGGAGAAGAGCCTTCTTTCGTTGTATCATCGGCTTTTCTTTCAGCCTCAGCAAAGCTAAAGTCTTTCTTTAGCAAGATCTCCTTAATGGCATCAAGGTCACTCGCTCCCATACTGGCATAGTCCGTATGAGCCATATCCGGAAAATCACTCAACCACCCGGCAATGATTGCATGCACAAGATAGTTCTGAATCTGATTGCTCAGCACACCACTTAACCTTGGCGGCCAAGAAGCAAGTGTCACTATATTGATAGAGAAATCATCAGCCAGAGCCTGCAGATCAAATTTCTGGGTAGTCGAAGAAGAAAACCTCGCAAGAAAATTCTCTAGGTCGGTTATCGCCTCCCGATAGTATATATCCAGTTTCGCTTCCTCGCCATCGCTCGCCCAGACGGTCTGAAAGTCCACCTCTGGGTTATGCTGCGCAATGGTGGCAGATAGTCCTTCTACCACTCCCATCACGCTTTTCTTGATGATTTTAATTGTTATTGTCTTCATACTTGATTACATTTTTTCTACGATGCCATAACCAAACAAGAATACCTGTTGTGATGGCCATGATGATACCTACTAACGCACCAAGACTTACCTTCCCTATAGTCACAAGTCGCTGCTCATTCTTGGTTAGTTCTCGCCTCATAATGTTAATAGAGTCTTGCTTTAACCGAATCAGCGAATCTTTTTGAACCATAAGAAGTTGATATTTATCTACCTTCTTAGATATGATGTTAATGGAATCCTTTAGCCTCAGCACCTCTTTTGTGTTCCTGTTGGTCACAACAGAGTGCCATGACTCTGTCTTGATAGGCTTTCCATTCTGATCTACAGTGGTTGAAGTACTATCCTTTGTATGTGTAGTTTCCTTGACAGATGTTTCGTGCTCCTGAGTTCTGCTATTTGCCATCTGCTCAAAAGCAGAGATAAATCGCTCCTGCCAGGAGGCATCCAAACTTTTGTTCTTTGTTTGGTCCGTAATATAATGTTCCTGCGTCACAGTCTTCGTCTTACAACTCGTCAGAAACAACATTGAGAAATACGCTATCCAAACGAACAGATAGATAATTAAATGTTTCGATTTCATAAGCTATGAGATATTATTTCCTTCATTTCCATTTACTTTATTGTTTTTATGTTCTTGGTATCTCTTAAACATCGGGAATTTCTCTACGAATCCAAGTGTCAGCGCATAATAAGCATAGTCCACAAGTTTATAAAAGGGCGTATCTGACACTAACATCCGTCTCAGGTTCTTCAATATGTTGGTCGTGAACAGATAGGTTGCAGCTATACACACCCACTTCACGCAAAACAGAGCCTCTGTATCAGAATGCAAGAAATGACCGATAATAAACAATGCAGCCACCGTCACGAAGAACACTGCACAGCATACGAAGAACATACCGAATTTCTTCCAGCTCCATTCTTCACCGTTAAACACTGCAGCCACGATGCCAAACACCAGGTTCAGCCCAAATAATACCATCATGGCAATCATAAAATCCCTGATGGGAACCATCAGACTCAGAAAAGTCCATATCGTCCCAATTAAGTAACCTCGAATATCATTCATTTTCTTTTTCATTTATCTGTCCCCACTCCGTTATGGAAACGATGCAAATATAAGCCATCATTCCCAGTTTTCTGTGATAAGTTGCGCAACTTCATACGAAAAAAGAGAACACAAGCCCATTTTCCGCCTGCATTCTCTTCTTCTGATAGTTTTCTTTTATATATCTTAGGTCATTATGGAAATTAAACACTCGTCTGAAAAGCAATTGGATTCTTCACTTAGTAATTGAAGTACCCCCAAGCCTTACAATGGCCATAAGGGTTATCATCATCCCTCAGCCAATTTACGGCAAGATCCACCATTTTATCCATCAACTGCTCTTCGCTGTCCTCCGGGAACCATTTCTTCATCAGATTATAGTTGTCAGAGTAGATCATGTTCAGCACCACGGCAAAATCCCATTGGTTGTAAGGCCTGATCTCGTCCTTCACCGTCTCATAGATCTCCTGAGTCTTAGCTGCGGTATAGTAAGGAGCACGATGCTCTACCTCCTTGTTATCCTCAAATACCATCTTCTTGATCTGAGCCTCAGCAAAGAAGTCGTTGAAGTGGCCGTTACCCACAACCCCATAAATCTCCTTATACAGTTTCAGGAGATCATCTTCCTCGGCATGCATCGCCACAAACTTGCCGATGATCTTGGTTACCTGCACCATCTGTTCCGGTGTGGCATCTGCCTGATATTTTGTGATAAGTTCTACTAAGTTCATATCATTCTTGTTTTTGTGATTTGACAAATTTGAAAATCTCGTCCAGCTTGTTTTCCATCTGGTCGAGTCTTTCATTGGTTTTCTGCTGGTCACGAAACGTTGTGTCCAACTCTGAGAGAAGTTGATCACAGTCCTTTACGGTCTGCTCGAAGTCCGGCATCTTATTGATGATGTCATTGGCTTGGTTCTTCAATGCGTTTACCTCATTGATGATACTCTCCTTACTACAAGAGATTACAAGGGTGTCGCTGTATGCTGTTTGCTCAGTATCAACTACCGAATAGGTTGACTGCTTTCCGTCTTCCGTCTGAACATTCACCTTCACGTTCATGGTGCCAAAGTTTGGCATGCCAGGCATCTGTGGCATCATATTGGGTTTGCTGCCACTAATATCAGGGCTTGGAGCATTCATCACTTTACCCTGCTTGAATTTTCTAGTCGCCCGGTCAAACAAAAAGACTGGGAAACCTGCCTTTAAATCTTTAAATATCATAATCGTATCTTTTTAAAAGGATAATGCGAGGGAAACGATGGCTAACAAACCATCCACCATTTCCCCCTATAATGATACTAAGCAGTAGTCAATGCTACGGTTAGACTGTCAAATATGCTCAGGCCTCTAGCCTTTCCGCATACCACATCGTTAGCCTTTTGCGTTCTGCCAACACTTGCGATAGTTACAGCCGTTGGCAGTGCTGTCTGCCCTTGGAAGGCTGCTACCCATCTTTCCGTGTAAATCAAAGGCTGCGCTCTCATCACGTTTCTGTTGCCTATTACAGGCGAAATGATGGAGATGGTCGCCACGATAGGTACAAACACAGTTGTGCCATTCAGGATAGGCTGCTCATAACTGTAGGTTATGCTTGTCTGTGGTTGCACGCTGCCATTCACGCAATAAGGTCTGCAAAGCTTCTCATTGTAAGTAGCTAAGACTGAAACTTGGTTGGCTACCAATGCTGTAGTAGCCAAACCCACTGGAGAAATCTTGTTCATACCACTACGCTTCTGTTTCATTCTTTACTTTTTTACTGATAGCCACCTGCTACACCTGCGCCACATCCGCAACCGCCATTCATCAGATTGGCTAAGTAGATGTTCTGCTGCAACTGAGAGTTCTTAAACTTCAAGTCCTGAATCTCGTTAGCTTGCTCCTGGCTCCAATGGCCATTCAACGTGTCAATGATACGCTGAGTGTTGTTCTCACCTGCACGGATGATGTCACACTTGTCTTGCTGCATCTGGAAACCAAGGTTCGAAGCAGCTCTTTCTATACCAGTGTTGGTATAGCTAAAGCCCTGCTGCATCTGGTTAATGATGTCCTTCTGGCCCATCTGGTTCTCATAACCCATACGGATAATGTTCTGCTGCGTCTGGCAGCAGCAATCCTTAAGCGCAATTGTCATCTGCAAGTCACCTTGTGAAATCGCATTGATTACTCGCTCTGCCGAGAATCCTACCTGACCGCCAAGCTGCTGGATGCCTGCCTGGATGCCACAGATAGAGTTCTGCAAGGCGTTGAAGTCACAGTTCAGATTGCTTGCCAACATCTTAAGGTCGTTGCCGTTACCCTGAATGGCACCCATCAGCAAGTTACTATTCTGGTTGTCTGCCATCTGGTTGCGCAAGCTCTCGATTTGACTCTGAATCTCCGCACGCTGCACATCTGCGCCATTGTCACGGTTGTTCCAGTTGTCGCCATACATCCACTTCATCACGCCCATCATCATCATGTAGGCAAATGGATTGTTCCACATGTCGGCATCGTCACGGTCTCGCATCATAGCCGCCATTGCCAAAGGATTGCTGTCACGATTTGCCATCGCTCCAAGCAGACCGCCCATCATTGCATCGTTGCAACAAGAGGTAGTCTTAATTACTTCTTCTGCCATAATTCCTAAAGAAATAAAAGTTGTACATTTTGTTTATTCACACATGTAACCGATTACGTGTGCAAAGATACGAGGAACTGGCAAATTCTTTAATAACTCTATCACACTTTCTTTTATCAACTGATTATCAACGCTTTAACATGACATAGACCCATATCAAAACCATCGTATATATATTTTCGCAAAAATATTGTATATAATTGTATATAATTTAAGGAAAAAATTGTATGTTTTAGAGCATAAAAAAGAGAGAAGCAATCTCTCGCCTCTCTCCTTTTCTACTTGTTTCGTTTCAGTCTTTTCTTGATAAACTCCCTAACATCCCATTTCTTAAAGAAATGAGAATGGTCCCCAGCGTTCCCTACACTCTCCAGCTCCCCATCTGCAATGGCCCTTCTTAGAGTAGATTCGCTGATATGAGCCTCCTTCTTTACCTGCCCAGCAGTCATCATTGGGTTGAGAGCATACGGCAGATAGTTCTCACAAAGGTCATCTATCTCATCGCTACTCATTCCGCAAGCAGTTACCTTCTCCCCTCTCTTCTCTTGCTCGTCTGCTCGAAAACAAGAATCCGATAACGATTTTAATAACACTCCCAAGGTGTGATAACCAAATAACTTTCCCATATCATTATAATCTAGAGATTAAACTTTGACAGCCCTTGCCTGAGAAATACTTATCGGCAAAACCATATACATAAAATATAATGGTCATTACAAGTATTACAACATTAGCTTCCACCATTTCGTTGGTGGTAAAAACATTCCAGTATACGATATGAATAGCATTTATCCCAAATAGGTAGATTATCATCGGAATACGCCATCTGTAGCAGAGCCAAAAGAATCTGCTCGCAATTATAAGTACAAGCGGATGGATGTAAACGGAAAAATAGATAAATGCTGCCGATACCCAATTCTCCTTAAACCATACGCACATTTCTTTTTCATGAGACGCAAATGTTACCATGCATGCAATATGAAAAAGCATGATAAACAGAGGCATCACTTCACAATAATACTTAAACCAAGTGAGTAGCTTCACGCTGTAGCCTCTACCTGCAAGGATAATGACGTTAATCATTTCGCTAACGTCCATACCCTTAAACATTACTCTTGACAACTGTACAACACCGACTGATTGAACTAACCGATGGACTTCATCTTCTTCCTCTTTAGTCATAAATTCTTCTCCTTTTGTTTTTGGGTTTATTATTTATTCTTAGTTCCTCATTCTTAATAATAATGAAAATGATGTAAAAATAAACAATTTTTGCTCAAAATGAATAATTTTGGGCAACTTTTTAGAGTTAAACTTTGCTAAAGTAACAATCTGTAAGCAAATTCTTCGTATATCAGTGTTTGATGAGCCCTATATCCTTATATTCCGATTTTGCGTCGTAACAAGGACACCATTTCTTCCATTTTCTTGGGTCGCTACCCCAGATGTCCCTGTGCCCCATGATCTTTGCATCCGGGAATTGTTGCTTCAGTTTATGAAGCAGCAAAATGAGAGCATCCTTTTGATCTGGAGTTCGGTTGTCGATAGGCTTGCCGTGGCTGTCAATGCCACCCATATAGGCAACGTTGATGGCAGAGGAGTTATAGCCCTGCACGCCGTTGCTGACAAGCTCTATGGCGAGAAGCTGATGGATGCCACCAGTCTCGTCAACCACGTAATGATAACCAGGATATTTCCAACCCTTCAGACGAAATTCAGCCTTGAGATCCTCGATGCTCTGACGTTGCGAGCCAGCTGTGCAATGAACAAAAATTCTTTCTATTTTTCTCATTTTGAATAAAAAATAAAGTAATTAATAATACTTTCAGACTAAAATTGTATTATTCTACCCCCAACATAGAATCAATCATTCCGTCAATGGCTTCATCTGTCATCCCCTTCTTAATAGTAGAATCTGCGCCCATTGACTTCATCATCATAGCTACCCAGGGGTTGTCACTCTCCAGCGTGGATTGTATCTGCTCCTTGTATGCTTCGTGAAGATCGCCCGATTCCTTGAAATTCAAAAGAACCGTGCGCAAGGCTTTCACCACGTAGTTATCCATCAGCAAGGGATTGTCCATTGCCGATGAAAGTTTGGTAAGAAGCACTGCAAGTGCTTCATGTAATTGCTTCTTATTCTTCTTCATATATCTATTTTTTAAGTTTCTAAACTCAGCGACTTAGAGTTCCAGTCTTATAACTTTGAGTTCTAACATTAAAATCACGCCCAACCTTAGTGGCTGAGCAGTGAATAATAATATAGTTTATCTGCCTCATAATTTAAAATATTTTATTGCTTAAACTCCAAAATACAGAGGCTATTATAGCCTGAAAAATATCACACTGTTCATTTATTAATTATCCAACTGTATTAAATTCTTAAATATCTTTAGTTTATCATCCTCATTAATATTATTAACTAACATGCACACGTGTGCTGCTTTTTCTGCATATCCAAACGGGGTAAAATGAGCAGGGTCTCCAGAATCTGGTTTTAAAGTATCGTTTGCACCATCTATATATATACAATTTCCCCATTCTGCTATTTTCTTTATTGCATAATTTTTTGATGCAATTGGATTCCATCCGAAACTTGAAACCAAAAAAATAGATATGCCAGGTCTTTTCTGTTGAACATATTTAACTATTTTACAATATGAAGCTATTACAGAGTTTGTAGTTTTATAATTATCATAGTTATCTCCGTATGGTTTAACATTTGATGCTAAATCTGCATCAACGGCTTCATTTGTTTCTGGAAAATCTAAACCAGGTGTTATGTTCCATCCTAATTCTATAAAACATGCATCTGAACCAGAAATGTTAGAATCTATATCTACTCGTTTAGCATCTAAGTACTTTTCTATCACCTGCCCGCTTTGCCCAAGATTTACACATGATATATTTAAAGCTCTTGATATACAAGCCGGATATGATGAATTTATAAGTGTTTTACTGAGATTAGCACTTTTTTTGATACAGAGTCCTTCTGTGACGCTATCACCTAAAAATAGAATTTTTCTAAACATGCTTAAGCTAAAAAATAAATAATTTTTAGCCATTGCAGAAGATGAGTTTTCTAGATTTTCAACATCTGTTTTTAATTCAATAATATCTGTAATAGTTTTATACTTAAACGTACCATCACTAAGAAAATTGTTTTCAATCTTATAGAATGTTGACGCAGTTCTTCTACAACTGATAATAGCTAATCCAGAATGTTGTACTGTATAAGTTTGTACATCGAGATTACTTTCATCTTTGTATGGAATAATCTCAAGGACTTTGTATGTATCTCTTGAGACTATCATAATGCCAGTTATTTCTCCAAAAATGCCCAAATTATACTTTAATATAGCACCTTTTTCGACATATTCAAGTGACGTAACTGTAACATTTAGACTTAATATATCATTTTTTAAGCTAATAGTTTCTCCTACTTTTTTTGTTACATAATATACATAATTGATTGTATTTTCTGGTATAGAATCAACAGTAACATTGGCATTAACCATTGCAGAAGCTTTTGTTAATAAGCCGTTGAGTTTGTCTTCTACAGAAAACCAGTTTGCTGGGTCTGCTGACCATGTATTTGCCTTTAAAACATAGCGGTAGATGGTGTCACCTGATTTGTAGGTGATGGTGAGACCTACCTTCTGAAATGTGGTAGGAACAGAGTTGATGGCATCTTGGAGAGTAGCGTGAGTAACGTAACCTCCTTTTGAGCAGTCGTAGTTTAGGATTCCTAATTTACCTACCTCTGCTGAGAGATAGTTTGTTCCTCCACCAGTTATAACATCGTTGATAAGGGGCTTGTTGCTTGCATCAGCTATACCGCTGTTTCCTTGAGGTCCAGTTTCTCCTATTGGGCCACGATCACCTTTTTCTCCCTTTGCACCTGTTTCTCCCCTTGCACCATCAGAACCTTTAGATCCATTCTTTACGGACAAGGTCGTAGATGTGCCATCACCAAAAGTAAAGGTCATGACATTCGTACCACCATCTGCTGTAGATGTGGTAGTCTGCTTGGCAGAGACGGAAATCTTCTTGTACAAATCCTTTATCCTCTGCCAAAGCACCATTAAACCTGTATCAGTTAATATCTTCATTGTATATAATTTTAAAATAAAACAATTTGACTCTATTGTAACTTTAGTGCCTATACCTGGATATTACACCCAAAGTATAGGCTTGGACTAAAGTTCATAGAAAAGACACCGTTAAGTCAGCGAGTTGATGAACTCCTCCGTAATCTCAACAAAGTCAGAACTTGCAGGAATACCAAGAGCAGTGATATCCGCTTTACCTACAGCAGTGGCAGCAGTAACGTGACCATTGGTATCTGTTGTAATCTTATACAGACCAGCAGTCTTGGCTCCAGCTGCACTGGTAGGGTGAACATACTTGTTGGCATTCTCCGCAATACCAGACAGTTTGTTCTTCTCATCAGTGGTATAGTCGTTAGTAGAAAGCTGCTTACCACTTACCTTGTCAACCTTCTTGGCAAGCTCTGTTGTCAATGTTGCAGTCTGAACATAGCCGGACAAATCAACACTTGTAGTAGCCTCACCCAGCTTCTCCCACTTGGTTGCATCGTAAGTGCCAGCAACATCACCTGTATAAACATACTCAGCATAAATATTCTTAGTGCCAGTGGTGCCAGCCTTCATCATGTAGATATGTTTCTTGATACCTGATTTAGGAAGTTCCGTAACTACTTCCGCAAAGGTGGTGTCTATGTTGCCCAACTGAGACAAAGGTACATTACCATTGCCATCAAGTGTAGCAACACCATTTGCCTTGCCCTTTTCAGAAGCCTTAACAAACACACTCTTGCACTTGTTCCAAAGTGCAGTCAAACCAGTTTTACTTAAATAATTATACTCAGCCATAAAAATTAAATATTAATATTATCATTTTGCTTATCCAACAAATCATTAACTTGTTCCGTTGTAAGATCAGAAGCGATAAACTGATCTAGCTTCTTGCCTGTATCAGTAACCTTTACATCAATTGCCTTCACATAACTAATCACATCTGAATCAGGCCTGTGGGGAGGATTCGTTTGTTCAGGAACATAAGTGCCTGCAATAATTTTGCCAATATCACTCTCAGTGATTTCACTCATATTACGAATATACGGCATTACCTGCTCCAAAACCGCATTATACTCCACCATCTTGTCGAGCAGATCTTGCGGCATACCGGTAGCAGCACGGATCAAGTCCTTCAATATGGCAATATCAGATTTAAACTTTTCTATGCTATTCGTTATCAACTCGTCCCAATAGCTATCCCTCTTGGCATTTACACACCAAGTTCCTCTGTCTGCATTCCAGTAATGAGCCCAACCGTCTATGACCACAAAGTCACCGGAAACACCACCAGTAGGGAACTTTCGGTTCACCTCATAGATGCTGCCAAAATCACCCTTGTAGTGAGGACTTGTTTTGTCTATATCGTTAGCCATAAGATTTTATATTTGAGATAATTGGTTATACTTTTCGGCCAGTTCGTTTTCCTTCTTACTTACAAGGAAGATTGAAACGGCACGATAGATAAGATATTTCTTGCATTCATCTGTCAGGGAAAGGATGATCTTCTGGTCGGTCACTTCGTTTTCATGCCCAGTATCAGTAGAAAACACATCCTCTAACTTTTGATAAGGGATATACGTGAACAGTTCAACCTCATGATCATATACAGCTCCAACAGGTGCATGGTTGGCATCATACCTTCCGGCAGTCCAGTACATCAGCACTCGCTTGCCTGTAGTTGGCGATGTGGTAATCATGCCCTTTGGTTTTTGCGGTGTTCCCCTGGTCCACCGGGAGGCTTGCATCTGAGCCTCCTTGCTGCCTGGTTCCATCAGCATCGTCAGCGTGCTTTGCCAACTTCGTAGCCTCAACTCTACAAGTCTCAGCCAATCGTCAGGAATTGTCAGGCATCCATGACCATCTGTAAACTGTGTTTGGATGGCATCATAATCTTGATTGCCACTTTCATTCAGCGAAACTTCCACCCTTTTGGGGAGAATCATTTGCGCTGGTGCTTGCAGCAGAATCTGTTGTGCTGCCGTTTCAATGGCTTGCTTCATTTCCGTGTCCGAATCATCCGTAATGATGTCATTCACCTCATCATGGATCACTTCGTCCATAGCTATGCGCATATCCTTCACAAGGTCACTCATAAGAACTTCCATAAGCAAGAAACCTATTAACTAAAAATTATAAACTAAAACTCAATCACCACACCCAACTCTTTAGCCTTCTCCTTCACACTCTCAGGTGATTTCAGTTTCCTTACATCTACCTTATACGTCTTCTGGAGATAGTTCTTGGCCTTGGTGATGTTCTCGAAATGAAGGGCATTCTCGTCCTTCACCTGCTCTTCTTTTTGTTGCTGAATCTCTTCCGGCTGGCTCTCATCAATGATACGGCCTGCCTTCGTAAGAGGATGTCTCCTGATGCATTCTGCCACCTGCTTGTTATCCGTAATGTACGAATAGGCATCGTTGCCACACCGCTCAAACTCAATGTTCTTGATCAGTCCGCTCGGAAGTGTCACCACAAAAATGAGCATGCTCTTAGCTACAAATCTATACATATCTATTTGTGTTTATGGTGAGAAGGGATAGTGAGACTGCATTAGCCTCAACTATCCCCTAGATTGATATATGTAGAAAACTATCAGTTTCCTATACGATGATTACGCTGCCTCCAAAATCTGCTCATCGGTCACGCCATCACCAGTGAAGACTGGTCGGGCTACACGCGCATGAGCATCAGGGAAGGTCAGTACCCAGCAGCTATACTCCTCCATCACAACACCTGCAGTGTTACGAATCAAGAGATCCTTAGCGTTAAACTCATTTCTACTCCACACACCAAATACGTATTTGTCAAGATAACGAGCATCCAGCAAGAACGCTCTACCATCCATACCCCAGGAGTTAAAAGCATCGTGGCGATAAATCAGAATCTTAGTACCCATACTCTCAAACTTCTCGAAGTCAAGTTTCCAACCCTGATAGTCCTTTTCTGTCTGGGTAATGATACGCTTGTTAGAGCGAAGGTTAGCAAATGCCTGATAGATCAAGTTGTCAACGAAGAGAAGTTTCGTACGGCTGGAGTTACCAGCACCCTTCAATACAGCCGCGATAAATGCAGAAAGTTCCTTCTCGCTGATCACATACTCATATACTGTTTTTTGCTGCTCCACAGTTTCGCCATCGGAACCACCTGGCTTAGGTACTTTTACCTTTGCCTTTACAATTTCACCATTCTCATCTTTCTTGACAGCCCAATGGCCAATCTGCAAGTCCTTGCCTGCTTCCCAGTAAATACCGCCCATGGTATAGGTCAAACCAACTTTCTCGCCACCATTCGACATGCTCTTTACACCGAACAGACCACTTCGCTCCTGGCCATAACGCATATCGTCCATAGCCATTTTTTCCTGTCGTGTGAAGTCCCATTTTACCTGAGTCTTACTCATGCGGTTAATAAGAGACTCCTCAACCTGCATGATAAATCGCTGGCAATACTGGAAGCTCTTATCTGGCATAGAGTAATAACTACCAGTTTCAACCTCTTTCTCGCCTGCGGCTCTTCCGAGGCGCATCAGAGTTGTACCTACCGGAATATTGTCTTCAAAATCACGGTTGCCGCGCGAAGGGTTTTTCTTTCCATTCAGAGCGTAGGCAATAGGGTTATTGTCATTATCATGGCTGATTACACGGAACTGAAGAGGAATCAAAGTACTCTTATTCGTACCTGTCTCATCATAGCCATAGATGCCATCTACCATAATAACATCACCATTATCGAAAGCTGACGGATTTTCTACCACGAAGGTTACAGAGTTACCATTGGTCTGCTTATTAACCTGAGTAGTAAGTTTTGACATGATAGGCTTCTGACCGATAGAATAGTATTCTACCCGAACAGAGTCGATAGGAGTCATCTTCTTGGATGCACGTAAAATCTGATCAATAGGACAGCTCTCCAACTTCATCTCTACGACTGTTGGGTTAACATGAGCAACATAGTAGTCCCAGTTGCCCAAATTTTCCTGTGCCTCCTGACTACCACCCTGCCACTGAGGACCAGAGCCACCTACACCGGGACCATTCAAAGGACCAGTCGGGCCACCACCACCTTCACCAGTTGGAACAGCAGGAGGATTTTCTGCCATCGCATAAGAGCTTCCACCACTAAGGATCATGACGAGCATCGCCATCATGAAACCAAACCATTTCTTAAACTGTTTCATAATCGATACATTTAAAATTATTAATTATAAATTTCTAATTCTACATCCCAATCATCTTGCTGTACACCTGTTCTGTACGGCTCTTTTCCTTTGGAAGTGATGGTGCGCCACCGCCTCCATCGATGTTGATGTTCTTCTTGCCGCCCTGCTTGCCATCATGCAGTTGTTTCTGCTGGTCAATCTTCTCGTTCTTACCACGCTTGTAGCCTCGCTCCTCGGCATCAGCCACAGCTTTGTCGAAGTCCTTTATCTGGAAGAGGCGCAAGAAGTCTTCTTTCTTCAGATCATAACGAGCTGCACGCCATACAAAACCATCATCATCGTGATCCTCGCCATCATCGCTACGCTTGTAAATCCATTCTATCAAATCGGTAATCGCCTCAGGCTTCAATTTCGCTTCTTTAATAGCAGCGTCAAGTTCGGCATCTTCCAGCTTCATATTGGCAGCAAGTTGCTCATTGCCCTTTGCAAGTTTCTCGCTGGCTTCAAGTTTCTCTTTCTCGCTAGATTTCAAGCGTGCCTTAGCCTTCTCGTCACCATTGATGGCATCAATATAGTCCTGCCCCATTTCATCAATCATGAAATCGATAAAATTGAAGTCGCTGCCATCGGCATTTTTCTTGGTCACAAGACCTGTCACCAGACTTGGAGCATGCGGGTTGTCCTGCAACATTTTGTTGAAGTCATCCATTTTCTGCTTATTCTGGTCATACTGGTCGTAATCGGTCGAAAGTTGACCATAAACAGCCTCATCATCGTCCATATTCAAGTCCGGATAACGCTGAGCAAGACGCTCTCTGAAAGAATCTCGCTTTGACTTAACTTTCTGATTATCAATAGTTTCCTTTGCCATAAATATTCATTTTTAATATTTGTGTGCTAAATTAAGGAAAATTTCGCATTACTTTGTGATAAGTTCTGCATCTTGATGAATTAATTTTGCTGGTATGAAACATCTAAATTCCATATCCGAAATTTACCTTAAAAGAGACCAAGAAATGTATCTGCTCTTTCGTAAGGCCAAGAGGATGGTAGAATATCCTACCACCATGGCTAAGATATGCGATTACATCGCCAAGATGCCTGCCTCTTGCTATTATCTGGCTGATAGCACAGCCTATCGGTATGTATGTAAACGCATCAAGGGGGATAAGCCTAAATTCGGCAAATACCAAGCCATGAAAGAAAAACTCTTTGAAGATTTCTATCAGGATTTCTTGCGTCTCCGGCAAATGGATCAATACAAGGAATACAATACCAAAAATCTTGTGTATGTATGCCTGAATCTTCCTGCGCCCAATTTGGGTATGGCTCCACGCTACATACAGATGAAAATAAACAATTATTTCCGCAATAAGAAAACATCATTCATAACTCGATAAATCACTTCCATTATGCGTACATTATATATTACACTTCTCATCATCCTCCTGATGGCTTTCATCATTCCGCTTCATGCCTCGCTGGCTGTGTCTCCATCATCGCCATTATACACCCATTTCGCCTATATGTTCGGTCATGCCAACTTTATACACTGGGGTATCAACGGCTGGTGCATATTGATGGTTCATCATCAGTTCCGCTTCCATCGCCTACTGGCAGCATGGCTCTGCTCCGTGTTGTTGTCGTTCATATACTATCCGGCATTACCTGTATTGGGTGCATCCGTATTGATTTCTTTCTTCATGGGATTCTCTGCGCAATGGTATTATCGGTATCACCGCATCTACTTCTGGCAGATGATGCTCGGTATGGCTATAGGTTTCCTTCTCCCTTACATAGCTGGTATCTTCCACATAGTCCTATTCTGTTTAGGTTTCATTTATGCTAAGGCAGAGAGATTTATCCGACATGTCAACACACTTAACATTTGACATTCAACACTTTACATTATTATATATAACGAATGCCAGTAGCAAAATCCTCCTTAAAGGTTCGACCTCAGCAGCAGATTTCTGATAAGAAGCTCAAAGAGATTCTTGAAGAAGATAAGAGAAGACTCAAAAGTCTCCTCGCTAGTTATCGTCCCATTACTGGAGAGAATGCCCCTGGACTTCGATTCGAATGCGTCATCACTGATTTTCTGAATGGAAAGAAGCTCTGGCTACCGGTAGAAATGTTGAAGGAAAAGAAGTTCTGCGCCATCATCAAGTGTGGATCCATAGAGACCTTTTGCGATAAGTACATGCCAGACTTCGACCAAGAGAAGGCTCGCGATGCTGTTTTCCGTTACCTCATACGCCTGCGCTGTAAGCACGATTTCTATTTCTTCGCCTATGCCTATGCCCGAATCAAGAATAAGGATGGTGGTGAGGATATACCTTTTCTTCTTCGCAATGCCCAGATCAAACTAGCCAAGGTCTTCGAACAGTTACGCCTTCACAGTCAGTACCACTATATCCGTGTCATTCTCTTGAAGTGCCGCCAATGGGGTGGTTCTACCCTTACCGACATCTATATGGCATGGTTACAGATCTTCTGGAAGACAAACTGGAATAGTAATATCGTTGGCCACCAGTCTTCATCTGCCACACAGGTATTCGATATGTACGAGAAGTTAATTAATGCCATTCCTACATGGCTCTTCTACGACATTGGTGTACCATTCAAGAACGACCCTCGCAAAATCAAGACATCTGGAACCATACAGAATATCAAGTATTTGATTCCACGAAATTGCAAGATACAGACTGGTTCTGCACGAAACCCAGAATCATGCCGCTCCGGTGATGCTGCCCTTGCTCATATCACAGAGGAAGCCTTCTTCCCTAACACCACAGAGTGGACTCCGGCTAAGGTGATCAAGGCTGCATCATCATCTATTCAGCCAGATCCTTTAACATTCATCGTCAGAGAGTCAACGCCTAACGGACGAGAAAACGAGTTCCACGATGCCTGGGTAGCCGCAAACTCAGTAGACAAAGACGGAAAACCTCTGTCAGCATTTACTCCTGTCTTCGTGGCATGGTTCGAAATTGAAAAATATATATTGCCATTTGCTTCCGAGGATGAACGTGCCGATTTCGCCATCTGGCTGTGGAAGAATCGCAATGACGAACAAGGTCATGGTAAGTACTATTGGTGGCTCTACGAATGTAAAGGCGCATCTTTCGAGGGCATCCATTGGTATATTGAGAAGTCCAAGGAGTATGAGACTCTTGACGATATGCGTCAGGAGTTCCCTTCTGATGATGTAGAAGCCTTCCTATTCTCAGGTACTACAGTCTTCGACCCATACAAGTTGAAGGAAATGGAAGAGGACTGCAAGGGTATCGAGCCTATCATGGTTGGTGACATTGAAGGTGACTCTTATGATGCTGCCGATGATGCTTGTATGAACAATATCCGCTTCATCGAGCGTTCAGGCGGACCATTGAAGGTGTGGGCTGGACCAGACAACTCTGAGATTGTCAGAAATCGGTATATCGTTGCCTGCGATATTGGTGGTTCTCATAAAACCTCCGACTTCTCAGATATTGTAGTCCTCGACCGCTATGATGAAATCTATGGTGGTGTTCCGGAAATCGTAGCTGAGTGGCATGGCCACTGCGATGCCGATCAGTTAGCCATGCGCTGCGCCCAGATTGCCCATTTCTATAATGATGCTTATCTGGTCATTGAGAACAATACCGCCTACTCGCGCATGAACAATACTGAGGGTAATCAGTCAGAGCTGTTCTTCCCTATCCTTCTGCCTCTATACAATAACCTCTATAGCGCATCACAGTCCAAACTGAAGAAGGTGAAGAATATCGAAATGAAATGGGGATTCAACACCAACAAGAATACAAAGGTGGCAGTAGTAAAGACCATGGCCCGCATCATCCGTGATGGTGGCTATATGGAGCGAGAACTTGCGGCAATAGACGAATGTACCTACTTCCTCTATTACAAGCAGAACGATTGTTATGGAGCCGTAGCCGGAAAGCATGATGACCGTGTCATGGCGCGAGCCATTGCCCTCTACGTGGAAAAGGATATGCCAGCACCGGAAATCGTTCCATTCCGTTCAAAGGCAGAGATAGAACGTGAACGCCTCCGCAACCGCCCACCAGTAGTAGCTGATTTGGCCGGAATAGGTGGTGGCAGTTAGCCTCTATATAACCAGCAGCATAATCCGTCCCCTGTATAGTCACCGTTCCAGGCGATTCTATCGCCTGTTCATATAAGTTAATAATTAAAAGTAAAAAGAAAAATGAAACAAAGTTATTCAAACCTGCTGCGTAAGATGCTCATAGCCATCTACCAGCCTATCGTCACTCGTATCGAACTCTTCCGTGCCACACGCATGTGGCAAAAAGGAGTCAAGGCAACCATTGCCAAGTATAAAGAATGTGGTGCGCCTCGCTTCTACATGCTCTACGACCAGTCGCATAAAGATTTTGCGATCATGACCTACGATCCTAACAGAAAGAATATGCTCGCATATCGAAGATTAGTCCAGATGGGCAAGTGGAAGGCAACACGCTACTTCAAGAACGTAGAAGACATCAAGGCTGCCTCCTACTACTACACTCCTTCCAAGTGGGGAGCCATCGGCTGCGATGCCGACAACAAGGTAAGAGCCAAGAAGTTGAAACAATGGCAAGAATACTACATGTACCGAGTTTCTACCCCAATGTTTAAGTTACGCATATACAAGAAGAAACATGGTATTGACTAAACAAAAAGAAGAGGAGACCATCACGGCTTCCTCTTCACAATCAAATAAAAAACTAATAAACCTAAAAAATAAAATAATCTAATCTAAGAACTGAACAACATTTCGTTCAATATTATGAATTACCTAAGAACTTTTCTACATAGCTGCCGAAGGAATAGCTGCCAAATCATTTGCTCCATCACTGGAATCCTTCAGGTGCGTATCTGGTGCTGCAGTCTGCTGTCCTCCGTCAGAAGGCATCTGCCCATTGGCTGCTTGCTGTGCCTGAAGAGCTTCTAGTTTTTCCAATTGCTCCTTAAAGTATTTCCTCATTCTTCCTGTACCAGGGAAGTTAGCTACTGTAAGCATCGTATATGGATCCATCTTGCCGCTCACCATCATCTGCCAAGCCATATCGTTGTTGGCAGCTCTGATAAGTGGACTGTATGCATCCAAGTCGATAGAAACATCTAAATCCATATCCCTCATGGTCTCTGAATTGAAGTGAATTTCAAATTCATCACCTGTCAGTTTCACGCTGTCAGCATCGGTACAAAATTCCTGTATAAGGTAAAGTTTCTTCTTGGCAACACGTACCTTAAAGTTGTTGAAACTCTCAACAAAGTCCTGTATGGTGGTAGATGATGATTCTCTTTCCAACTGATATTGCTTACCGCTGGTATTCCGGTGCTGTCCTTGAAGAGCACCCTGCACACCACTTCCCTCGCTTGCCATCGTCTTGGCAAAGTTCACCATGAAGTCAACACCTGCCGGAATACTCTTGTTGACCAGTGTCTGAGGTGGTTTACCTCCATTCTTCGAGTTCCACAAGATAATACTATCTGTTTTGGTATAGTTCACCTGCATTTCATCGATGCTCTGTTTCTCGCTCAATGCGTTCTCGTCAACAAGCATCGTTCCCTTGGCACCATTCGCTACAATGAAGTTGATCATCATCATATAATGGTTCAAGGTGCGCTGGTTGTTCTCGGCTCGCATCGTAAAACTTCTTACCTCGCCATTCAAGCATGGATAGGCAACGAAGGTGTATGGATGGATAGAGGTTCTGAATCCGTCCCTGAGTACATAGTATGGTGATTCTCTGGCATCCAGCAGATAGCCATTCGGTGTGATATATCTTCTGAACCAGTAGGTCTCAGCCTCATCCTTAATCTCGATGGTCTTAAGTTCAGAAGGGTCCACATAGTAGATAGGCTCACCATTCTCATCGAGCACAGGTAGGCCATTTTCATCTTTCATGATGTTGGATTCCTCTATCTTGCGCTTCTTTTCCTCATAGAAGGCTCGCTGGTCAGGAGAAGCATAGCCGCAATCTCCACTCTCCCAGTCATGCACCCAGATGGCTGGTCTGGTTTCTTTTGTCCAGATTTCCAATACCCGGTACTTGCCTACTACTGAAGAATGGGTGAAATCATCTATTCCGGCATACTGGGCTTCACCAGTCGGGTGATAAGTCTGTTCGGGCGCAAAATGGTGCTGCGTCTGTAGATAGATCTCACTGAGTTTATTAGCCTCTTCCTTGCTTCCATTTGTAAAGGTAGCAATAATCTCTCGCCAAGTTAAATCATGAGCCTCAGCAATAAATTCCACATCGCTCAGGTCATACTTAAAGAAAGGTGGTAAAGCTAACTTAAAGATGTCTACTGAATAGTCAAAGATACCATTCTTGCCATCCCTTCTGCCATAATAGGTTTTCATGCCTATAAAGGCAAAGCAGCAGAAGGCGTAAAACATTCTTGCATCTAACTCTTGCCTGTCGTTCAAGTTGTCGTTCTGACGAAGATATTCATTGAAGAAACTGATATAGTCTTCCTCGTTTGGATCCACGGCACTACATGTAGCAGTACTGCGCTGCTGGCGCACAAGACCTACGAGCGAAAGAAGTTTGTCTCCGATTACATCGTATTCCAGTATTGGCATACCTTTCAGTTCCATATACTGCCGGATGGTAATCTTTCTTCCGTTCCATTCTATCAGCTCTTCCAACTGTCTTCCCATCACAAAATCTTGCGCTCGCTTCCACTTCTTTCTCAGTTCTGCACCATCATAGAAGTATTGGCAAGCCCATTGCAGCAACAGAAGATTGCTTTCGCTCTGCGTAAACCGCTCCCGGCTCACTCCTTCAAGTGAGTCGGGTCCAGGCTCTGCATAGTTCGATATGTCATTTATTACATGATTGTCAACCATAATTCTTAATTTTTCGCCAAAAATACCGCATTTTTCTCACTTATTAGTGATAAGTTGCGCAACTTAACATTACTTTTCCATATTTTCTCCTTATTTTTGTTCCGCATTTCAATTTAAAACGTTTTAAATCATGGGTAAATCAATCAATGTACATGAAGCTTGCGTCATTACTAAAGATGATAAAGGCAACTTGTCTCTGGTAGGAAAGGCAAAAGAAGCCCTTACCTCCTTAGATAAGCACAAGGTTGCTATCCACATCAAACTCTGCGATAGCAAAAAAGATGATGTAGAAAAGTTCCTTCAGGAAAATAATGTTCCTTTTACCTCTATCACCGCAAAGGGGGAATCACCAGAAGGTAAAGATGAAAAGGGCGAGAAGAAGAATGATTCTACAGTTACCGTTGTTCCTAGATCCAAGTTCGTCACGCTCGATGGCGATTGGTCCTGGTGTTTGGATAGCATCGTCCAACGGCTCTGGGGCGAAAAAAAGAAGGAGAATCCGAAGAGTGAGCAGCAGCGCATGGATGACAGCATGGCTGATTACATACGCTGGGCATCACCAAAGAAAAAGGAACCAGAGAATGCATCTGGTACTTCTCTCGGATAACATCGCTCCAACATCTTCAATTTTCAAAATACGATCTTAATCTTTTTTTAAAAAATAAAATTTATTTGGAATTTAGAATTTTACGACTATCAAAAAGGGACTCGCTGTGAAGCAAGTCCCTTTTTCTGTTTGTAGAAATATAGAACATTTCCTAAAGTGAAGTAGCCCGAAGGCTACTCCATTCCGTTCAGCTTTTCAAGCAGCTCCTTTCTGGTATTCCGAATCTCTACCAGTTTGGCAGCATCGTTTGTACCATCCATTTGCTTCTTAGCCTTATTCATCTTCCTTCTTGCAGCAGAGATAGCCTTTCTAACCGCAAACAGTCGCTTGTTGGTCTTGCTGTTCTTAAAGGCATTTGCCTTCGCCTTATCAACATCCTTCAAACGCTTATACTCCTGATAAGTCTCCATGGTTCCGTTCCAGACGTTCTGTATTCTCCAGTCCTCCGTCACGTCCTCTGCCTTAGCCTTCATCAGGTACTTGCTTTCAGCCTTCTCCATTTCCTTCAAGTCTTCATCACCGTTCAGATAACCCTGCACCATGTCCAGAGCCTCCTTCTGGGTGAAAGCCTTGTAGTCACTCTGCGAGAGGAATTTCTTCATCTTCTGGCGCATCTTCTTCTTCTCCGTGATACTCTTGGCAGCATCAAAGCGCTGGCAAGCCACCTGCAGCGAAGTCACGCCATCTTGCATTTCCGCACTCTCCAATGCCTTCACGCTTCCGATGGCAGCCTTAATCTGAGCCTCAGCATCAATACCATTACGCTGGCAGCTCTGATAGGTCATCACCACGCCCTCCATGTCACCGCTAAGGATAAAATCCTTAAAGTAACTCTGAGCCTTCCATGGCGAAAAGCCCTTACTGGAAGGGAAGAAGAAATCCACAGCCTTGAACTCCTTGTTCTCCTGGCTCGGAATCAGGAAAGGTGCCCAGTACAGAGCATTCTTGTGAAGAAGTCCAATGGTTTTACCCAAAGACTCATTTCCTACAAGCTTTCCATATTTGCGCTGCAACTCCTTATCTGAATGGCTAGCTCTATAAGGACTTAAATAATTATAATCATCCAATCCCATTCTTATCAATGGATTTGCCTTGCCCACCAATCTGTTCACAAATGGACCAGGGATTTCAAAATCACCCTTTTCGTTGAAGAAGTACTCAGGAACCTCCCTAAACTGCTTGCCATGTCTGATATACATTTCCGTACCATCCGCATATCTGCCTAAGAAAATCTTGCTCTGCTGTCCAAGACTGTTGCCTCGCATCAGATAGTCATACCACTTCATACCATCAGGATAAGCAAGTTCATACATACTCTTATAGCTAGGGTTGGTCTTCCTGATCTCCTCAGCCTTCTTGCGCTCCTTCTCCTCGTCCATGGCACAGAAGGCAGCATTGGTGCCATTCGCAAAAGCCTCATAAAAAAGGAATCCTATAAAATAACAGATTAACGCAGAAATCTGTCTTTGTTTTCTTCCAAAATATTCTGGTGGAATAGGTTCTTTTCCACGCGCTGCAGCCCATACATGATTATAATAGTTTTTGAAATCTTCCAATGTCGCCTCGCTATAAACAGAGCCAAAACCAGTCATAGCCATAAAATGGCGAGTTGTGGAAACGTTCCAGTCTGGAGAAAGCAGAACTCTGCCAGCAATTTTAAAAGTTCTCTGACTTACACCAAGTATATCCCAGTGCTGACCGCCAAACATATCGTTCACAAACTGTCCGTCCTCGTCCAGGGCTTTGCTCAGTTGCTCGTCTGTCCAGCCATATTTCTTAGCACGCTCCTTGGTTCTATCAGCTCTCATGCGGTAAGAAGCAAGTTTCAGTCCATCATGAATGAAATCCCACAAAGCCACATCCATACCTTTGTTCAACATAGATACCATCTGAGTAGCAATCTCAAAAGGAATAGTGGCTGCTCCAGCTGCAGTTCCTATATTTCCTCTTTCTTCCAACTTTTTTTGTAGCTTTTGTGCAAAATCACGTAAGTTATCAAACATGTTCTGAACATCTGCAGCAGCATAGTCGTTGGTTGCTCCAAACTTCACCAGATGGCTAGCTGCCTCTTGAAAATCCTCAGGATTGGCAAAGCAAGGCAGCTGATGATTTTTAATCGTATCTACAAAGATATACTTCATAAAGTTGGCCATAGCCTTCTTGGGGCCAAACTCCGCCATGTTCTGTACCATATATACCTCGGTCAATGCTCCGGCATGGAAACCACTAAAGCCCAACTCCAGCTTCTTGGCACTCGATGCAAGCGTATCAAAAGCATTCCAGAAAGGAGAAGACTGATAAGTCTCGAATACTACCCCAAATATGTCTCCGGCACTCGCCTCTCTATAAAGCACATTCTCCTTGCCAGTAATAGGATTCTTCACTGTCACCTGCTTAGGAGATACATTATAAACCCATACAAGTCCCACGCCCGGAATCACAAAGTCCTTATACTGCTCCAGGTTAAAAGGTGTCGAAGAAGAAAGCAGCGGGTCGGAAGAAATAATCTCTCCGTCCTCATTCCGCTTTATCACGTTCAATCCGCTCAACTCCTGCAGCATCGTCTTGTTAACCCAAGCCTCGATATTGCTTCTGCTGTAGTAAGCCATCATCTTCGTGATGTCGGTAGTCTTAGGTACAAGTCCCACGCTGATACCCTCCATCAGGGTACTGATAGTTCTCGGCTTCTCGTTAGGACTTTTTGTGCGCTGTCTGTTCTCCACATACATCGCATAAGCCTGCTTGTCGCTCTTCTCTTTATCCCAGATATGGTTTACATAGTCGGCATTATACCCAGTGTCCTCTCTTAAGGTGTGATTATCCTTCAACCAGTCGTAGGTATAGTTATACCAGTCACGGATAGAATCAAGGGTTGCCTTCATTTCTGGCGAGAGATTCTTGTAATCGATACCCTTCGGCACAATCTGCTGCTTCACCAGTGGCAATACATGCTTGCTCAGGATGTCCGTACCGTCAATAGGCACAAAGCCTTCCTCGCCCTGGTGATTGGCATTGATAGCCTGAGCCATCTTGCTGGCCACATCACTCACAGCCTGAGGATCATCATAAACCTTCACCTCCTTGTCGTCTTTCAGTACGGTATGCATCTTGCCTGTCTCAGCAATCAAGTCTGCCACAAAAGGCTGGATAGCCTCTACATCAGTTGGCTGGATATGAATATGTCCCTTGTCGAATGCACCTGTGGCGTTCAAATCATGCGCCAGGTCACGCAGTCTTCTAGGAGCTTCTATTATATAAGGTATAGCCTCAGCCAGCTTTTCTGCCCGGTTCGGCTTGCCCTTGTAGTCAGAAAGCAACTTGTCGAAAGCACCGCTATCAGCCATCTTCTCGATTCTGTTCTTCACATCATTGATATAGATGGCATCGTCTGCACTGGCCTCCTCCATATTCTTGCGTCTATGAATCACGGCATGCTTCACGGTCTTGGCAGCGCCCTCCTTGCTCACGTCCGTACTGGTCACCTCGGCCAAGTCCTGCATCACTTGCTGCTCCAGTGCATCAGCCTTCGGATTGGTCTCTGCCGGATAAATCTTACCCTCATACAAGTCCAAATCTGCTTGCTGCTGCTCCAGCAAATCATGTTTAGCCAACCAGTCCTCATATTTACGTTTTACTTCCTCCTGTTTTTTCTTTTCGAAGTCAAACATATCAGGCATTGGGTTCTCCTTGTCGGCCATAGCATCGTTCCACTTCTCCCATTCCTTGTAACGAGAGAAAAACGCCTCGTCCGTCTCGCCTTCCTTGCGTTCCGGCTTAATCGGCATTTCGTCACCCTGCAGATGATGGCTGTCACGCCATTCTTTGTTAAGGCGTTCCCATTCCTTCTTACCCTCGGCATCCTTGTCGAAGTCATAGAACATAGGTGGCTCTGGGTCGTTCTCGTCCTCTCTGGCTTCCTTCCATCGCTCCCATTCCCTCACACGCTTTATGAATTGGATGGCACTTTCGCCCTTCTTCTGGCGTGGTTTACCCTTACCAGCGCCATCAGATAGCGCATCCTTGATTTCAGCATTGCTAGCCTGCTTCATCATGGCTTCCTGCTTCTCCTTAGGCATATTGTCCCAAACATGGAGAGCCTTGCCAGCCTTCATCAGGTAGTATCTCAAATCCTTGTCATTGAGAAGTCCCGGCACACGAATACCCAGCTTCTTAAGCACCTTGATAAGATAATGCTTAATCTTGGTCCAAAGAGAAAAGTCCTCAGCAGTCTTAGGACCCTCCTCAGCCAGTCGGGCGATATACTCCTGCGTTCCCACATTCATGCGGTCAGGGTTCTTCCAGTCCGGATCATATTTATTGGCAAAGTCTATAATCTTGCCTCGAATATCCTTACCTACGGAACGATAAAAGAAGTTGGCAAACTTTCTCACGCCATCTTCGCCACCAAGAAGTACTTCCATACCCTCATGGCCTATCTTTTCATGGAAGACGGTTCTCTGCGCATCATTGCCATCCTCACAGTTCGGCAGATATACGTGAACGGTATGAGTCTCAGGGTCGTACCATCCCTTGGCTCCCTGCTCCACCTCTGAGCGATATTCCTCAGGCACATCATCCAAAGAAGAATAAACTGTAGCCTCAGCACCACCTAGCTTATTGGCAGTATTCACCACCGAATCAGCGATTTTTCGCTCATTTTCAGCATTTTCTGCTGTTTTTTCTTGCTCAATTGAGAAAAAGTTTATACCTTTGCCATCAGAAAGGGGTGAACCAGAAGACGCTTCGGGCGTAGGGAGAAGGGAGTTCTTAATCTCCATGACTCGCTGGTCAACCCCCTTTTTTGTCTTATAGTAGCTTTTGGCTGTAAGATTACCCTTCTTATCACTATAAATCTCCGCCAGATTTAATGTACCATCCTCAGCTTGCTTCAAGAAGAAGAAAGCCTTGCGATTATCCATCTTCTCGATGCCATACACCACTTGCTCAGGATTCATGATAACATCCACCATAGAGCGCAAATCTTCCTCTGTCAAAGGAATATTTCTTCCAGGATCCTTCTCATTATTTCCGAAGTGGTCTTTGTTCATGTGCTTCAAGTCAGAAGGATTCAGAACAAAGTCTATCTTATCTTTCATCTTCAAGCCCGACAAATCTTCTAGGAACTTCTTGCCCTCTTGCGTAAGAGTACCTATAGACTGAGGTTTGCCATTAAACTCGCCACTCTTTGCCTTATTAAACAGTTCCACCACCTTATCCTTTGCAGCCTTCAAGCCAATTGTGGCAGAGCCGAGACGAGGTTTCACATTAGCCTTCTTACCATACACCTTGGAATAATGCACACCATCATTCTCACCTCCTACAATTCTTCCTCTGTTATCGGTCTCCACAAACGGCACACCTCGTTTCTCTAACTCTTTTCTCAGACTTGGAGTAACCACATTCGAAGGCATAGTGATATTCTTGCCCTTGAACATATCATTGACGATAACATCAGCCACCTCGCTGTCAGGCACAATACGCACAGGCTTATCCCAACGAGAAAGTACCACCTTGCGCTTGCCTGTCAGCTGTCCTTGGATGATACCAGCCTTCCACTCTACTTCGCCCACGGCATCCTTGGCTTTATCAGCCTTGTAGCCACTGGTCAGCTCGCTCTTTGGCACCTCAACCTCTACTGTTACGATGTTAGGGCGATTCTGAGCCTCGCTAAACTGGTCATTCAGTGGAGTGCGAGAAGTATGAAGGTAAGGATTGTAAGCAGCCTTAAGCGACTTACCATTACCCTTGTTGAGGGTAAACATACCCTTATCATCAGCAAGCTCTGGTCGCTCGTCTGCCTGTTCCCACTTACCGAGTTCGATAGGTTGCACAAACTTGCCCTTCACCTTTGCAGCCATCGGTGGATAGAGTTTTCCATCCTCGCCTACCTGCATGGCACGATAAACCTTCACCGTGTCTTCCTTATCCAGCTTCTTGATGGTCTCAGGGTCTTTCACAATGCTATAGCTAGCATCATTCCCATTCATCACGATCTGCTCGTCTCGGTTCACGTCCTCAGTCTCCTCAGCCAATGAGTTTCTGCGCTCCTCATCAGTCATACCCAAACGCTTCTCCACATTTCTCGATTCTACCTCACCTGCCAACTTTAGGTATTCTTTGTAAGAATCAAAGTCAGAGCGTGTACTTTCATTCAGGCGAAAACGTTTGATGGCATCATCCATACTTCTATCAGCATAGCCACGTGCAAAGTAATTGAACCCCTTGATACGTGTTTCTTTATCAGGAAGTTCATCAGACATATCCAAATCCTTATATTCCTCAACAAGGGCTTTTTCTACCTCCGATTGATTATACTCACCTCCCAATTCCTTGGCCTTTTCTTCCAATTCATGAGCATAAGCACGTGCCTTCCACTCGTCTTGCGCTTCCTTAAATTCTTTTTCCATTTGTTCAGGTGATCCACCTTTTCCAAAGCCCTCTATATACTGGATAGCATGCTGAATCTCGTGATTCAAAATACTATTCATATATTTCAGCTCATCAGCATGAATGGTAATGGTGTTGGTCTTGGCATTATAATTACCATTTGAAGGCATATCGTTCATAATGGCATCCGTTTCAATACGCACATCCTTCAACTGAGGATAAGCCTCAAAGAGTCCAGGCGCATCAATGACATTAGTAAGTTTACCATCATTCCAAAGCATATCGTCATCAAAACGCTTAACAATATTACCACCGCCAATATCCTTCATATCCTTAATCTTAGCATCCGGCATTTCATATCTCCACTTGCCATCTACACCTTTCTCCCAACCTGTAGCCATCTTGATAATCTTGGCATTCTTTTTTGACACTTCCATTTGCTTAGCCACATCCAGGTTATCCATGCGGATAGTTTGCTCCTCAGCCTTATCAGCCTCAGCAGCTCCCTTCTCTCCAGCAAACATGAATCTCACATCGCTCTTGCGAGAATTGAAACGCTTAGAAGGAGGAATAACGTCACCCTTATCATCATAGGTAACAAGGTCGTTCAACTTTCTGTTGTTCTTGGCATTCTTATATTTATACTCCTTGCCATCATCAAAGCCAAACTCGTTTGCGTCATTACCGTCCCACCACAGTTGATTAGCTGGCACTTCATCTTCAATGATACGATATTTGCCTTCCAGTCGGTTGTTTCCATGAATATCGGCATACTTCTTTGAAGGAGTAACCCAGTCACCATTACGCAACTTACCTTCCTTCACAGAAGTAGGAACGGCACGATAAACCTTTACCTTAACATCTTTCTCACCATTCTTAATGGCATCAATAGCCGTATTGATGGCTTTTACAGATTCCAATCCATGAGGAGTGTTCTGCGAATAACGCTCAGGATGAGAGAAGTAATCATCCGGCTGAGGAGCATAGCCCAAGGCAATATCCTCCAGGTTCACATCCGAGCCACTGGATTCCCAATCGTCACGTCTCGCCTTGTCACTTTCATACCCAGGGTTTCCCGGTGCAGCCCACGCACCTACACCTTGATATGCGCTTTCGGTATCATCATAGCCCTTGCGTCTGGCAGCCTCATCAAGCATTTCCCTGGCAGTAGCATCATCCCCCTTGGCAAGAGCATCCATATACTGCTTGTCAAGTTGATCATCAGAAATCAGAGAAAGTTCCTCCAAGTGCTTTTGTCGCTTGGCTTCCTCTTCTTCTGCTCTCTTTCTTGCAGCTTCCATGGCGTTACGCTGCGCCTCCACCTGCTTCACACGCTCCTCTATCATGGCATCAACGTCACCAAAGTTCTCCTTCAAGGCTTCATTTACAGGCTTGGTGTACTTAAGAAGTTCCTTTAAAGAGGAAATCTTATCTTCATTTGCCTGCAACAGATGGCGTTTGATATTGGCTCTGGCACGTGCAGCCTCAGCAGTAGAACCCTTCTTAATAGCATTGGCATACATCGCCACATCAGCCTCATCAACCCCAAACTGCTGAGATACAGCCTTTATTTTATCCTCCACAGATAAATTTCCACCATTTCCCTTGGCAGTTTCGATATTATTTCTTATCTTTGCATCGCTATGAGGATTCAGGACGCTATCCTTTCCGCTTGGGTTATTTGCGGATGGAGTTAATGCCGAACCTTGATTCTCGCCCAAGGAATTAGAATCGCCTCTGAAACGATTCCATAGCACTTTTGATTCCGTCAATTCTTTCACAACTTTCGAAGGATCTATTTGATGTGCGCTAATCGCCACTTCCTCTTCACCCTGCTTTACTGTTATGGATTCATAGTTCAGAATCTTGTTTCCATCAGCCTTTTTAAAGGATTTGATGAACAGATATTTAGTCTGTCGTTCCGCACCTTCTTTTGGTGCAGACTTCTCCAAGATAACGTCAGGACGCTCCAAGGTAGGCTTCAACAGACCAAATCTTTTGATTCGGTCGTTTCTTCCTGCCTTCTTATATTGGTTTTCACCAAGTTTGATACTGCCAATAGGAGTAGTAACACGGCTATCCTTGCCAAATTCTTTCTGCCAGTTCTCTTCCGTATGCTCTAGAATCCGCTCTTGCTCAGCATTATCTGCCATCTGTTTACGCAGCGAAACAGCATCTTCCTTGGTCATACGAGATTTCACGTTACGTGGGTCTACCCCATTCGCCAAGTCTCTCAACACAAGATTGCGAATATCCTCCAAGGTCATTTTCTTAATGTCCTCAGGCTTCCACTTCGTAAATGTATCAAGAGTCCAATACCAGAACTTCTTCAGCCACTCCTTCAACTTATTGATAACACTCAGTTCCTTGGCTGTATCAAGCGGATTCTCCTTGATAGCATCCTTAGCCATCTGTTCCAGGATGGCAGCTCCGTCCTCACCAGTCAAACGAGCAAAAGCCTCATCGCAAATCTGCTCATCTGTCAGATGATTATAGTTAGGATCCTGCTTCAAATCGGCAAATAGCTGGGTCTGCATGATGAGTTTATCACCATACTCTATAAGTTCCGGATTCATTTTCTTAGCAGCAGTACGCCAAAGATGTTGATACTCATGGATAGGAGTATTAGGATTCAGATGTTCCTGGTTCAGCACAATCTGCTTGCCATCAGTGTAGCCATAAACCACACCCTTACCCTGCGCAAACTTGGTATGATCAACTATCTGTGCGTTGTTCTCATCAAAGATAACATAGTTCATCTTGCCATCCTTGTTACCGCCTGCATTGCGCTGAGCGATAACCTTCACACCAACAAAGCCAGCCTTGGAGAGAGCCATTGATGTTTTCTTGGAAGCATATTTACTATCTATAGCATAATATGCGTCTTTGCCAGTCAATGGGTTATTCTCTTTCTTGCGATTCTCCAACATTCCATCAGCCCACTCCTCATAATAAGCCCTATCAGACTCAGGTACAACAGAGAGTAAAGCCTTTTTCCACATACCAATCTGCTTGGCATTCAAAGGATCATCCCATCCGATGTAGTTGTCACCAGTATCATCAGGAATATCAACAGAGTAAAGGTTGCGAGATATGTCAATCTTTGCAATCTTAAACTTATTGGCATCCAATTTTTGCAACTGCTCAATATCACTTTTATTAACTTCTATTGCAATATTATTAAACCAAGAAGTTTGAGGATTCTCTTTTACCTCCATTTCAGCCTTTTTTAAGTCTTGCTTAGCTCTATACAAATCATAATTTATCGCATTTTGTGCAGTCATTCCATCTTTTTCCATAAGATTGAATATGCGTTGATATAAAGAATTGTTTTCATAGGATGAAATCAATTTACCATCATACAAGTATTCTACTTCTTTATTTTGATGTCTTCTATTATTCTGCTTAGCATAAGCCTTGGCGATACCTTCCACCTCGCTCACATAGGTTCCCCAGCCATAAGCCTGAGCACCTTCGCCACTGCCCATGAAGGAATGATCGAACTTGTCAAAGCTAGCCTGTGAACCATGATAGGTACGCAAGAATCTTACTACAGGCTCAGCAATAGCCTTCAACTGTCTATCCAAATCCTTATATTTAGCAAACAAGGAATCAAGTTTATCTTGATATTTTTCAAAGGATTTATTCCTACAATCATTCCAAACATCATCAGGAATATCGTTTTCAGAATCCAGTCCATGCTCATCCATGTACTCCTTCATCAACTGAATTTGATAATTATTACGTTCCTGCCCAGTTGAGTTATAAGCATCCTCAGTCTCCTTAATCTGCTTTTTCAACTCATTCTTCTTACGAGTCTGTTCATCTATCTTATATGGATCAAACTCCGAAGGGAATGAGCCAGTAAGCCCAGCCACATTGTCCTCAAAACTCTTATCAAGATTGAAAACCTTGTAGTTACCCCACATAAGTTTATTATAGTAAGAACGCTCCTTTCTAGCCAGTTCCTGCTTCTCAAAGTATTCCGGCATCTTAATCGGATTGCTCATATCCACCACGGCATACTGCTTCCACTTATCCGGGCGCAACTCCTTTGCAAAGTTATAAGCATTCTCGGCAGCCTGCTTCTCCTCCGGTGTCTTGATCTTAAATCTCATTTCAGGATGATTCAGCAACATGGCAAGATTCAGATTATCCTGCGCCTCAGCCACCTTCTCCATATCCTCATTACTAACCACCTTCACCGGAATGCCAGCCTTCTTAAGCATAGTAGATACGGCATCATAAGCCACCTTCTGTGCCTCCGTCATTTCAGATGGCTCCACCTCCTTCACATCGCGATCAAATTTTGCCTGTTCCTTCTGCACCATAGCATACTCCGCAAATGGCTTAGTCTTGCGGTCAGAAGACTCTAACCACTTGTCAAAGGTAGCCTTAGGCACAGAAGTAACCTTACCAAGTCCCTTCCAGCCCTTGGAGTAGTTGGCAAGATAAGCCTCTGTAGCAGCCTCCTCAGAAGGATAGCCATACATCACCTTATGCTCGTCAAACTCACCAGTCTCTGGGTTCACCTGGTCAACAACATAAACGTTACCATCAAAAGTATCAAGGTCTGCAGCGTCATTGATGAACATATCAATATGGTCACCATCAACGCCAATTTTACCAAGAATATAGCCATAAGTATCGTGCATGGTCACGCTCCAAGGCTTGCCCTGCTCGTCCTTACCGCTGCGAGTCACGCCCTTTGGTGTTTCTACGGTATAATCGTAGCCACCAAAGGACAAATGACCCTTTTTGTAGTTTCCTGCCTTCTTCTGAGCCTCAGTAGGTTCGGTCTCAGTTTCGGCAATGGCACTCTTTAAACGTTCTCCGAAGGATGCTTCTTGCGGTAGATGTGAGCCTCGAACAGCTGAGCCTTCGCCAGGTTCCATGCTGCCAGTCTCTTGTCGCCCTTTGCGTCCGCTATCAGAGCCTTCTCCAATCTCGGACTCAGAAGATGCTTCTCCGTTACCAACTTCTTCGCCTTGGCTATTTCCTTCATCAACTCCTCTCCGTGAAGAGTCGCTACCCAGGCTACTGCCTCCTCCATATCCTTCTTCATTGCTTCTGTCATCATAATCAGCTAATTCTGGTAAAATTGATTTGACATATTGTTTGTACTCTCGTTCACGATCCTCAATCTCCATCATACGGTCAAATTCAAGTCCATTGATGTGATCAAGTTCGCTTTCAGACGGCAAAGATAACGCTTTTTCGTGAATATACGATTTATATTTCTCAATTTCTGCCTGTCTTTCGATAATTTCTCGCTCTTTCTGTGCCTCATAAAACTCTTCCTCGCTTGAAAGTTCATCTTCTGCAGCAGCTATGCGGTTCATCAGAGCCACATTTTTCATGTCCTTCACACTGTCATAAGACTTGAACATATCAAGAAGGGCATTACGAACATCCTGGTCGGTATATCCCATATCCAGCAAGTTTACAGGAAGGTCATTATATACCTTCACAGCAAATTCGTTAACCGACATACCGGTTCCTTTCTTGGCTATAAGATAATTGAACTTATTAGAATCATACCCCTTGCCAATACCAAACTTAAAATTACTCTTGCCCAACTCATATTGAAGAGATTCCGGATTCAAGCTATGAGGACTCAAATATTCTGATACTGCCTCTTCAAGAGTCTGAGGAGTCAAGTCCGTAATATCAACAGAGGCATCCTTGTATATCTTTATTATTGCTCCAAGGTCATTCTTCTTGATGGCATCAGACGCAAGAACCTTACGCTGCTCAGAAGGAGTCATACCCAGTTCCTCCATTTCCTGCTGGCTAACTTCTGTTTTATAAAGTTTGCTGAGTTTATTAGCCTGAGCCTTCAAACCCTTTGCTGCAACCGACAAATTAGACTGCTGAGCCTCCAGCTGAGCCTTTGTTGTATTCAATTCCATAAGTTGGTTAGGGTCCAGCTCTGTTTCGCCATTGATATACTGATCCAGCATATCATTCACACCATTTATCTTGCGTTCCACATCCTCCTGGGTATGATAGATGTCCTTGCGCTGAGAGGTAATATAGTCGGTAGCCTCATCCATAGTAGGATATTGCTTCTTCAATTCCTTATCATCAAGTACGAGCACATGGAAATCATCAGATGGCACGATGGCAGTTTCATCAACACCAGCCTTCTCCACCTCAGCCTTGCGCTCCTCCGTCATTGCTTTCACCTCATCAGGAGTCATCACGCTGTTGCGGATAGTATTCCAGTTCTTGAAACGAGCATCAAGATCAGCAATCTGCTCATTAACCAGACTCAACTCATCCTCCACCTTCTTAGCCTTTTCCGGGTCAAGATCGGCATTTGTATCAAGCCAGTTCTGATATTCAGCAGCAGCCTTCCTCTTGTTGGCAAGTTGAGTCTTGATGTCATCACGGCTGCCATTAACCAGATTCAAAAGTTTGCCATGGTCTTCACCATACTGCTCCTGCAAATATTCAGCAGCCACCTTTGCGTCTGTTCCTCTTGATGAATAATCAGGATGTCCCTCGCTCAATCCCACGATGCCTTTGGCAAATCGTTCCTTCTTATCAGCCTCAGCCTGCTTCAACTCTGCTATTTCACGCTCACCATCCTCTCGATCCAAGTGCTCATTAATTGTGTTATCAAGCGCATTCTTGCGCCATGCAGCAAACTCTTCTTTAGACAGGGGAAGATAATCTTTACCATCAGTAAGCACAATCTTTCCGTCCTCGCTATATCCGGCAAAGGTCATGTTGATATTAGCATCACCCTCCTCCATGGCAACTGTAACCTGGTCATTCGGCTTCAAACCGCTGCCATCAAACTGGCTGATAAACTGCTTATTTCTTGCATCCTTCTGCTGAGCCAAAGAACTCTCAATGTATTCATCAAGAGGAACAGGAGTGCCCACCTCTCTAATCTCGGCATTAGATACCTGCTTAATTGTAGGCTGTCCCTGCTCATCAGGAACGACAACAAAGGCTCCACCATATTCGTTAGCCTTCTTCAGGAATACCTGTTTTCCGCTATCCAGAGTAGCTGGCATGATGTTTCCGTCTTCCGTCTGGTATGGCCAGAGCTGTTCCTTCAAAGCCTCACCATAGCCATCATCGGCATGCTGCAGAGCATCAATAGCACCCTTCTTGGCATCCATTGCCTCTACATACTTACTGATAGCCTCTTTTTGTGCTGGAGTCAAACTACTTGCACGCTGAGCCACAAACTGCTCCATATCTCTACCTTCATTATAGGCATTGGCTACAATATCAGGCATCTTCTCATTGTCAGCAAAAGCACGCTTCAAACGTCCTGTAGCTAAATCACTATTATAATCGATAGCCTGCAAAGCCTCAGAATCCCCATTCTTATAGGCATTCTGTCCCATAACAAAAGCATCAGAAGTAATAACATCAGCAGATGAGTTATCTGAATTTACTGTAGAAACGCCTTCACCTTGACCAGATGAAACATCGGTATTACCTTGATAAGGAGAAGGACCTTCTGAAACTGGAGGCTCCTGACCACCAGCAGAACCTTCAACAGGAGCTGTAGGCTTTTCACCCTCAACACCACCCTGCTCAATCCTCTTCTGCTCATTACCATGTGAAGTATTATAGAGATCATCCATCGTCTGCTTCATTTCACGTTTCAGTTCGATGGAGTTGTAAAGCTCCTTAAGATAAGATTCCACCAAAGGTGCATATTTCTTATCTTTCGACTCCAAAGCCTTACGAAGTGTACCGCGCGTCACGCCATAGGAATCCTCAAACGTGTTGACAAACTCCCTCATCACAGAACTGTTCTCCAAAGCACTGTCATAATAATGACGATAGGCATTAATCTGCTTCTGCTCCTCATCAGTAAGGATAATACCCTTCTGCTGCTTATCCATGATTTCCTTGATGGCACCAGCCTTCTGATGAAGATAAACCGCTGCCTTATCCTCATCTGTCAATTTCTCACCCATATTATATTTCTGGGCTGCCTTGTTGTATAAGCCTTCAAGATGCTCCTGCGTAAACTCATCGTGGAACTCACCTTCCAGCACAGAAGCCAAACCAAGAGTCTTCTCATACTCCAGTTTCTTCTCATCATTACGTGCAGCATCATGAGAAGAATACTCCTTGCGGTCGATTACGCCTCCATCCTTATTATAGGTTTCCAAATAGTACTTACCATCGTCACCTCTATATACCTCGCTATCAATAACAGGCGAGAAAGAAGAAGGTCGTTTGCCTTCTACAACTGCCATCATCTTAGCCTTCAACACCTCCGGCACGCTCTTGTCGTTCATCAGGTCCATATACTTCTGGGTAAGTTGTCCATCAAGTCGCTGGGCATTTTCGCCAACCACGGTATACTCCCCGATGCCCATCTTCTCAAAAGCATCACGAAGACCATCATAGCCGAATCGCTTCAACTCGGCAATATCCTGATCTGTGAAGTCAAACTTCTTATTAAACTCCCTCGCATCCTTGAATCGGGCATACTTGCCCACCATGCCCGGCAAGCCGATAGCAGTAAGGTTCGCCATGCTCTCCAAGAAACTCTCGGCAGCATCCTTGCCTGTAGGCTTGAAGTTCGGATCCTGCGCCATGCGCTCCAGCATCTGATGACCAGTCATAATACCGGAATCCACAACCTTACCACCAACATCAGCCAGAATATTGGTAGCCAAGCCTCTACCCTTACCTACCATATTAGCGATGGTTCCACCCTGCATGATGGCACCTACGGCACTCTGTTTAGCCACCTCGCCCAGAGTATTAGCGATAACCTTACCCACAGAAGGATTGTAAATCTTACCATTCTCATCAAACTGGCCAGTGCGATAAGTTTCATCAATAGGCTTTGAAATAGCCGACTGACCACCAAAGGTAACAGCACCATGCACAGCTCCACTCTTCAAAGCCTCGGCCTTGCTCTTGCCGATAAGCACCTTGGCAGCTCGCTCTGCCATCTTACGCTCCATACCCTTAGCCATCAGGTCACCTGCCAGTTTACCCTCTGCCTTTGCTATCATACTCTTGGTCAACTTGCCACCTGCGGCTCCCGGCAGCCAATAACTCCAGGCATCACCTGCAAAGGTTAGCGCACCGCTAGCCACGTTCTCCCAGAAGCCCGGCTGATACTGCTGATTGGCAATATCCTCCAGCCAGTTCTGGTAGTCCGTCTGAACAGCCTTGCGAATAATCTTACCCACAATAGTGTTACCCAAACCAGTCTTCATGATGTACTCAGCACTACCCTTAGGCATCATACCCTTAATCTCCAGCTGGTCCAACTCATTCTTAATGGCAGCATTGATCATTGGCTTGAACTGCTTAGGATTACCACTAAGATTGCCATTCAAGCCATACCGTTGCATCACCTTAAATGCGGCATTGCTCATGTCATTCAGGAACTTCGGATTCCGGTAGAGTTTGCCAAACTTCTGCTGCAAACCAGAAAGCACCTTTGCAGGATCCTTGGCCTCGTTTGCCTCATACTGAGCACCAAGTGCTGTACCCAGTCGGAGATTAGCCGGAATAAACTGGCTTCCTTCCATTCCCTCCGTAAATGCCTTACTACCTGCCTCCTGAGCCTTGTTGTACTCATCCACTACAGATGGACTCACATATTTATTAATAACGTTAGAAAGCGCATCATTGATGTCCTGGTTCATCAGTCTGTCCTGTACATGCTCATCGTGAGCATAGAGGCGTGTTGCGATGCCCTCAGCTATGTTGCGGTAGTTCGGACCATATTTGTTCACCAGACTCTGCACCATAGCTGGCTTCAGGAAATGAGCCACATAGTCATCATAACTGATACCCATGCTGTCTGCCTCCTGCTTCAACTTATCCTGCACACCATGGCTATACCATTGCGCATCGATACTCTGCTCAGCATCCTGCACCGTATCATCAGGCAAAGAAGATACTACATGGTTGGTAACGTCCATGGCAGAACGGTTGGCATATCTGTACAAAGCAGGCATCACCATATTCACTGCCTCCTCATTGCTATTGGCAGTACCATCAGCCAACAAGTCGGCAACCATATTCGCAAAGTAATCGCCCTCCTTATCCGGTCTCTGCTTCCAGTTCTCAATATAGTTGGCAAGTTTGGCATCCATCAACCCCTCATTATTCACCACACCAGTTGGTGTTGTAACAGGAGACGCATTAGCTGATGATGAAGAAGAAGCTTCTTCCTTCACAGGCATTTCCTCACCTTTTACAACAGGCTGAGGAATCTCTGGTGATGGCTGATATGTTCCGTTGCTCGTCTGAACACCAGTAGGAATCATACCCAAGGCTTTTGCTATAAGACCAGGCTCCTTGTCTGTTGTTTCCTGCTTCTTTGTTGGTTGAGCCACCTGCGGCTTAGTCTCAGTAGAAGCCTTCTTCCCTACACTCTGAGTCGTAGCAGAAGTATCTACATGCTTACCACCACCAGAAGTAGATGGAGCTGGCTCCAGCACCATCTTGTCAAAGTCTGCCTGTGTTCCCACATCATACCCCATGTTCTTGGCCTCATTGTAGTACCAGTCACGGTCTTCCTTGGTGTTCAAGTCCTTTTTGAAGTCATCATAGCTACCTACTTCATAGCCATTGTTCTTGAACTCATTATAAAAATATTGTCTGTCTTGCTCGTCAAACATACCTTATCTTATTTTTTTGATTAATAATAAGTTACTTTCTTCTCCTTGATGGTGGAACCTTACTGCCACCTCTACGTGAAGGAGGTACTTTACTGCCACCCCTACCTCTACGAGAAGGAGGAGTCCGGTCTAACTTCATTTTAGCCCTAGCGTAAGCGGATGCCTGCTGGCGGTTTTTCTCGTTAGCCCAAGTTCCACCTCTGCCATCATTACCACCGATAGCCATACCATTGTGTGTAGCCCATTCATTCACATGTTTCTTGAAAACAGGGTCGTTCACATACCTGGTGTTGAAATCATCAGCCTCCTTCTGGTTGGCATTCCTCTGATTCTGTCCCTCTGTTTGCGAATTGATATGCCTAACTTGCGCTCCCTTAACGTTAACGCTAGCTTTATGATCAGCAGCTCCGGCATTGGCATTATTAGTTTTAGCATCAAGTAATTTTCCCTTCTTGCCTCTCAAAGCATCCTCTGTCTCCTTCTTTGAAACATTCAAGTCTGCAGCTGTAGAATGTTGTCTTGCAGATTGAGTCACTTCATCGACCTTTACAGGAGTGAGAGCATCCGTTTGGTTCTTCTGTGATGCACGATATTCAGCTAGTTTCTCATTTGCCTTTGCAGCAGCCTCTGCCTGCATCTGTGCCTGCTTGTCTTGACGGTCCTTCCAGATATTCACCATCATCTGGTTATATCCCTTGGCACGAAGAGCCTCAGTAGCCTCTCTTATCTTGCGTTGGCGATCAGTAAGTTCTTGTGCAGATTCTATTTTTTGCGATGGAGCACCTTGAACTGTACCAAAAAAGTTACCCAAGTGCATAAAAAGATTTCCCCATTGTTCCCATTTGGCTTGATTCTCTGCCTTCTTTTGCCGAGCTGCATTTGCAGCCACAGTTTTATCGGCATCACCAAGTGAAGAAAGCCAAGGCATGAAGGCAGACCAGTTTCCATCACCATTCTTCTGGTAATCCCTCATAATGTCATAAGGCTTCATCTTCTGCAAGATAGGATTCTGTTCTATCTCGGCATAAGGTCTGCTCCAGTCTATCTTGATACCTTGGTTAGGCTCCACCTTGGTAACTTCCTCGGTTGGCTTCTGGGCAAAAGATTCCTTGCCACCATTCCCAGTAATACCGGTCGTATCTATGGCTGTACCCTTTCCCGGTTCTGTATCAGTTGTCTGAACTGGTACTGCAACCTCCGGCTTCACCGCATTATCATCAGGGAAATCAGTAAAAGGAATAACGGCAGTAGCCGGGCGCTTAGGAGTTAAATCATCCAATATAAATCCCATAATTACCTCCTTCCTTAAATTGGCAATTTACTTGCAGCTCCAGCCAAGCCACCAGCTGCATCCGTGATACCCTTAGCAGTAGAAAGAGCCTTCTCCTTCTTGGCAGTGGCGATGTAGTTAGTCATCTGGTCTATCTGCGAATCTGCAGTATTCCACACATTTTCTTTGGTCTGAGCACCTTGTACGGCCGCCTGCTGCATGATATTACCCACCTGCTCCTGGGCAGCCTGCTTACTCAGCGCAACCGCTTCATCAGAACCGCCACTAACAATATTGGTGTTCTTTGCGGTTGCTGTTGCATTATCCAATACCTTCTGGGCATTGGTCACGGCTACCTGATTCTCCGCTGACTGAGTAGGATCCTGATAATACAAGTTGTCACGATGATCCTTCACCTGTTGCATACGGTCTTGAAACATGTTGATATAATCATTATATCCCTTGTTTCTTGCTTTAGCTGCTAGAGCACCACCTACAGCAGAGGTCAGTCCACCAGCAATACTTCCAATTAATCCCATAAAATTCGAATTTTAATGTTTAATGTTCAAAAGTAATGCGTTTTTCTTACCTATCTGTGATAAGTTCCGCAACTTGAACACCAAGTTTCGTAATTTCTTACTATATTTGCACCCGAAAACTATCAGTAAGCATTAAAAATCAATAGAATATGGCAGTAAAACAAGACAATAATAATGAGCCGAAGCCAAAGAGGAAGAAGACTGGCGGACGTAAGGCTGGCACACCTAATAAGGTTACCAAAAGTGTACGTGAAAGCCTCCGTGATGCCCTTACTGGCTACATCAATGGTATCAATGAGAAGAACTATTCACTTTTCACGGATCTCATGCAGATTGACGAGCCTGCCGGACGTCTTTCGATGGTGGCAAAGTTCCTTCCATACGTGGCTCCCAAACTCCAGTCTGTATCGTTCAATAATGATGAATCCAGAAACTTATCTGTGGAGGAATCTTTCATGCAGTTGGAAGAGAAATTTGAGAAACAAGAAACCACTATCAACATCAAAAATCTCAAAATTGTTAATAATAGCTAATTATAAAAAATGGGTAGCCCTCTCTAAATTTTCTTCAACTTTAGAGAAGTCTACCCTTGACTTGGTTATCGAGCAAAAACGCTCTATTTTAACTTATATTGTGTCAATTTTAATCTGTATTAACACAAAATAGCTATTTTATGTCCCAGACTCGTTCAAAGTACTTCGTCTGGTTCTTGGTGATATTCTTCACCTTAATCTGTATCGTGCAGTTCTTAGGAACAGTATCATGTATGCTGGCCATGAGCTGCTCTATTATCTCATCTGTATTCTTGTAGCCCTTGCCATCCACATGAGCCACAACCTCACCCATGAAGTAGGCATCAGCAGACAACTCAAAGTTTTCCTCTACCTTATCGAATACAGGCAGATGATGTTCCTGCATTCGCCTGCTTGGATCATTGGTAAAGAAGACCTTCTCCACCACCTTCTCATTTAGTTCCCAAGCCCTAGAGAAATCTGGCTTCACATATCCGCTTGTTATCCTATGAGCTGTTGCATGATTCATAGCAAAGCCAATCTCTGCATAGTTGGCACCAATATCATTCTGGGCTACTGTGGCCCAAGTGTGCCGGAATGTATAAGGAGTATAAAAATTATCATCAGGCATACCCAAATAGTTCTTACAGATAGCTTTAATAAAATGTATCAAATTCGTATCCATAGAACGATTAGTGGAATACATTTTATGAAAAATAAATAGATAAGGGTCACTTTCCTCAGAAAAATATTTCTCCAAGGTTGGTAAAAGCATATCCGGCACTCTCATTTCTATATACGCTTTATCATAACGACGCGTACTTGTTTTCTTTCTCTCATAGTGCAAGATTCCATCATAATAGTCCACCTTTTTCATTTTCATGAGGTCAGCTACATTGATGCCAGCCAAGCACAATATCATCTTGCAAACATCCAGAGCCAACTGCTGCCGTGGATACTCAGGAGTAACGGCAAAAAACTTTCTACACTCCTCCAGTGTGATGGCACGCTTGTGTGGACCTGCTTTTTTCTCTATCTTTATCTTATTCCAAGGATTGAATTTTATTGGCATAAGACCTGCCTCCTCATCATTAAATTTCTTGATACCTTCCAAATAAATACGCTTAACCAAAGAAGGATAATAATTTCTGCTACTAGGCTTATTCTCCATGGTTTTCATCCATGCTGTCAGAAGACGTACAGTTAAGTGCGAAAACATTACCTTATCAGTACCAGCAAAGTTTTCCAAATGTTTCAAAGCACTTTCATAAATTTGGCGTGATGAAGGCTGCAAAGAAAGTGATTGAAGATAAGAACGAGCAAATTCAGAAAAACAAATATCCTGTGCAGAAGTCAAAAGGTAATCTCTAACCTTATAAACAGACCAGTCAGTTATATCAAGTCTGTTCAATTTGTCAACCCAGCCATTTATTTGGCTCATACAGGCTGCGAGCACGAATGAGTCCTTCACCTCTTTCGTGCCCTTAACCAATCCTTTGTCTGTTACAAACTTATCGGTCTTAACTACCAACTTTTGACGGTTATGCAGTATTCTAATGTAAACTGGATAATAACCATCAGAACGTTTCTTTGAAACTACCACTTTAAATGTTGCCATATTACCATATTTTTTTTGCAACTGTTTTGCAACATTACATTACACATGTCCTATTTAACGTGTCAAACGTAAAATTTTAGCACGAAGATAAGTGCTTATACATCAACACATTAGATATATATAGCTGATATTCAGATATTTATCAAAAACCATGATGTAAAATCACCGTTTTAATCATAACTATATTTTCTCTAACGTTTTCTATATCAACTCTTTCGTATCCTGTATTTATCTGATGAATTCAGCATTTATCTACTAAATTCTGCGTC